GTGGTCTGTATCTAGAGTAATATTAGATGCAACACTATTTTTAAAAGGTGTTTGAATTACTAAATTACCATTAAATTTCTTTACGCTAGCCATTTAAAATATCCAGTTTCTATTATTTATCACCAAAGCATCAGATAAAAAAATAGCACCCGTGGGTGCTATTTTTAAGCTGCTTATGATTAAGCGTTATTGTCTAACTGCACTGATACATTAACTGTTGGTGTATCTAAAGTCCAAACAACTTGACTATAGTCAGCAAATTGTGTACCAGGAGTACCAGTACCACCACTAACAATAGTAGCTGCGTGTTCTAGTTTAACTACCCAGTAAGTACCGCCAGCACTGTCAGTAGCATTAATAGTCATTTCGCCTGCTTGTGTAGGACCACCTGCGGCTGTAACAGCGGCAATAGTTGGACTATTAACTCCGTTAGTGCCTGTTGGTACTAAGCGAACGCGATCATTACTATCAGCTGAGTTAACAACATAATACAAACGACTACCTTCTTGTTTGTTGATATCAGACTGTAGACCTCTGCTTGCGCTTGTTGACCATGCGTTAGCTTGAATAGTGTTTGCACTTACGCTAGGACTGTTTAAAGTTGCAGTTATAACACCGCTACGACCCACGTCACCAAATACAATTGGATACGCTGCGCTGAATGTGCTTGTTACCCCACGGCTCATTTCAACGTTGCCGTTTGCAGACCAAATCGTTAAAATGTGTGCTGTTTGTGCTAGATTACCACCTGAACTGTGCATACCAACATATAAACCAGTTGTGTCAGTTACTGTTAAAATGTTACCTGCTAGGTTACCACTAAATGCTGTAGCTGTAACTGTTACGTTAGCCGGTTTAACGATAGTAACTGCTGGTGCAGTGGTATATCCTGTACCTGCGCTGGTTACTGTTTGTGTTGTTCTGTTAATACTCAAGTTCGTACTTGTCTGTGGAGTCCATACTGTGATAGTACCTGTTGCTGTATCACCGCCAATTGGACTTGCAGCGATGCTAATTGTAGCACCTTGTGAATAGTTATTACCTTGTGTAGTTACAGTTAAACTTGCTACACCTTCACCGCCTTCACCGGTATCACCTTTAAAATATTTCTTTTCTATTGGACGCATTATTGTTCTCCTTAAGCGTTATCTAAAATCACAGATACGCCATTAACTGCGCCTGTTAAATTCCAGCTAACATGTGTGCTAGCAGAAAATTGTGTTCCAGTGTTTGGTACCAAATACGCTGTACGATCATATAATTTTTGTACATAATATGTACCGCCTGCAGAGTCAGTTGCGTTAATGTACATTTGACCTGCTGATAAGCTACCCGATGCTACTAGTGTCAGTACTTCAGCACCGTCACCTGTTGTAACTTTATATCGTTTGCTACCTTTTTGTTTGTTAATGTAACCAGTTTGAGCACTGCCTCCTGTTACATATCCTGTTACTTGAATTTGGCTTCCGGCTGTGCCAGTGTCACCAATATAGACTTTCTTAATTGGACGTCCCATTTGTTTTCTCCTTAAAATGGCGTTCTAGGCCTACGCGGTGGGTGCCGCATAAGTTCTTCTGAACAGTAATATTTATCGCAGATTGACTTTTACTGCGTTAGATAGTATAATTGCAGTTCATTTTATATATGGAGAATAGGTTATGGCTAAAGTATATAAACATAAAATTATTGGAAAATACAAAGCTGTAAAACCTGTGTTTAAAGGTGGTATTACTAACTACGGTAGTATTGATAGTACACGTAAATGGGTAGAGTATGCGTTAGATATGTTAGACCTAAACAACTTAATCTTAGTAGAGCAAGACTGGGATGTAAAGATGGACTTGCGTTACTGTTTAACTAAAGCAGAAAACAAAAAAGAATGGCATCAACGTCATCCTAACTTTGATAGTAAACGTGCTAGACTTTTATATGACACTGTTAAGCCCTTGCCTCGTAAAGAAGCACAGCATAGTAAAGACGAACTAAACGACAAGTACTATTACTAGCCAACAAAAAAGCCCCTTGCGGGGCTTTTTTATTTTTCAATCCTAAAGAATAAATCTTATTGGAATGATAGGTTAGATACACCAATACTTTCTAAGTAGTCAGCTGCGTTACCTAGAGATGAAGCAGTGTTTGTAAGTTCAGCATAACCATAACGTGTCATGAAACCTACTACTGGTTCAAATGTATTTGGATCTAGAACAACACCGCTAGACATTAGAGGTACGTATGGGCAGTAGAACGCAGCTGCATCAGCTTCGCTAGAACCTTTGTAACCTACTAACACTGAAGTACCTGTACCAGCATAGCTGTTTACATAGATCTTCATAGCATTGTTCAATGTACCAACTAATTTAGTGTTAGTTGGAGCTTCAAATGTACCTTCTGTGCTACGAGCAAAAGCTGAAGTAGTTGCAGATTGTAGTACTGTTAAAGCTTCTGGACTTACAACTGCCCAGTTAGCTGCACCACGACGTGTACGTTGTGCAATCAAGTTAGCTGCGCGGTTAATTAAAACAGCAAGAGCAGCGTGCTCGTCACCAACGAATGTAGCAGTACCAGATACTGTAGCTTGGTTGTAGTTGTATGTGTTACCAGCTAAAGCTGATAGAGATGCTAAGATCTCTTGATCAATTTCAACTGTGATTTCTTGTGCTAAAGCAGCCATAATTTCAGCTTCAACATCTAAACCGTGCATAGCTTGAGCATCTTGAGCTGCCTCAAATGTCCAACGTGCGCTTAGTTTACGTGTTTTAGCTTCAACTACTTGTTTCAAGATTTGAACGTTAATACGGTTACCTGGTGTACCTTCTAGTGTTGATGTAGAAGCAGCTTTACCAGCTGTTGTACCAGAGTATGCAGTTGCAATCTTGAATGGGCTTAATGCCTCATCACCACCTACTGTGCTGTCGCCACTTGTTGCTGTCACTTGGTCAGCGTAACGTACACGTAGAGTGTGGATTTGTGCTACTGGGCCAGTCATTGGTTGTACGCCAACGATTTCGTTAGCGATAACTGTTGGCATAACACGACGAATTACTGGAAGGATTACGCGGTTTAATGTAGCAACGTTACCTACTGCTGTTGCGCCACTAGTTGCAGTTTCCATCAAGTGCTTCTTAGTGTTTTCTAAAATTACAGCCATTGTGGTTCTTTTAGAACCTTGTAGACCTTCTAACAGGGCGTCTTTGGTCTCTGTCCAACGGCTTTCTAATAGTTGGGTTGTCATTTTATATTTCTTCCTTTTATAAAAGTTTTTACTACTATTTTAGCCCTGCTAAACGTTTGATATCGATGACATTGTCAGCGTTCTCAATTACGTCAGTTTTAGCAGATTTATCACCTGTCACTTCTTTACGGCTTTCAGCAATCATCACTTTCTCAGCTTTGACTGTTGGTGCGTTGTTTAGAACTGCTGGTAGATACTTGTCGTATGCAGTTTGTAGTCTTTCTGTCTGCACACCCTCGAGTAGGCTAGTCATTACTTCAGCTTTCTCTTTATTTAACGGTTTTAGTAATTCATTCATCTTCTCTTTACGAGCGATGCTTTCTGAAATTACTCGAACTTCACGGTTTTTAGATTCAACTAAAGCTTCTTTTTCAGCAATCACTGATTTGCTTTCTGCAATGATAGCATCTTTAGATGCTAGTGCAGCCTGCAATTTAGCAATTTCTTTGTTCTCATTTAGGTGAGTAACAGCAAATTCGCTAGCGAACGCTTCAAATAAGCGACGGCCAAACATGTTCTCACGAGCAGTTTGAATGTCTTCTTTAAGTTGAGTCATTTCAGACCCTAGGTTTTGTGCTACTGCTTCTTTAACAAGACCTGCTGAACGTTTAATGAAGTCTTGTTGTAATTGAGCTAATTTACCCTTAGCTTCAGCTACAAGTTTAACTTTCGTTTCGACTACAGCTTGTTTGTCTTGTTCAAACTCTTTGATCTCTTCAGCTAACGCATGAATAACAAATTTTTCCAACTTAGCAACTGCTTCGTTTTGAACACGTTTGTCATCACGTAACTCTTTGATCTCTTCAGCTAATTTAGTAACCATGAAGTCATTAAATTTGCTTGAGCTTTCAACCATGTGACGTTTGAATTTCACGCGGTCTTCTGCAAGAGCTTGTTTCTCATCGGCGAACTCTTTGAGTTCAGCGGTAAGACTTTCAGTAACCATTTTGTCTAGAGCTTCAACCATTACAGCTTTGTCATGTGAATAACGGTTTGCGAATTCTTCACGCAATTCTGCGCGAATGTTTTCACGTGCTTCATTAATTTGTGATTCCCAAGCTTCTGTAATAGCAGTTTGAGTATCTTCGTTAATGATACCGCTTTCCAACAATGGTTTGATAGCGTCTAACATTCTGATCTCCTATTTAATTTTAAGATCTTTGATTAAGCGTGTAACTTGCTCTCTCAAATACTTTTGCACTTTTTGATCGGCACTGGCTTCTTTTGCCATTTCGAATACCTTTTGACCACCACGCATATTCATCAAGCCCTCATAGATTGCTGTAGGATATGCGTTAGGAGCACTAGGTTGTGCCACTACATCTACTGTGACTATTTCAAAGTCACTAACTTTGCCATCAGCCTCGTTAACGTTACCGCTACCGCGACTAGATACGCCTAGTTTTACACCCGATTCCAACATGGTCTGAACTAACTGACCCATTGGAGTAGGTAAAATCTTTAATTTACCAAAGCCATTAGGACCATCCATCCACATATCAGTAATCATATGTGACACACGGTCTAGGTTAATTTTTAAATCATCGGGGTGATCTACTTCGCCTAAGACGCTGTAGCCACCCTTGATTTGTTCATTTAACGTAGAAACAGCTTTTTCAATTTCATTTACAGGGTACACACGCTCATTGTGATTACGTACACCACCTTGAATGAATATACCTTTCATATAACATGACTTGCCTTTGCCGTCGTGGCTATCTTCTGTTAAGATCTCCAATCTAGCCGCATCGTATGTTAAATTTTCTTTAAGGTATAAAGCCATTGTCTTTTCCTAATTACTTACGTAGTGGGCTTTGTTTGTTAACAGCAACACTACCGTCGTTACCAGCTAATTTACCTTCAGAACCTGTTGAAGATTCTTTGGTTTTAAATGCTGTTTTACCTGCATTTGCACCTGGTTTGTTTTGTGGGTTAGATACTAAAGTACCTTTTGGTTTTTCTGTACTTGCTGGACGATTACCGTCTTGGTTTTGATTGCCACCTTTAGATGTTACTGCTGTACCACCCATGTCATTTTTACCAGCTACAGTAGACTTAGTTTGTTTGCCACCCGATGCTGGAGTTTTAGCACCTGTACCAACCATCTTACCTTCTGAGCCTTGGCCTGTATCACCAACTTTCTCAACGTATTCGCGAACGATAGTTTCATCTAACTCTTCTTCGTCATCTTCTTCGTCATCTTCTTCTGACTCATAGAATTCTTCTGGAGCACCTTCTTCAGCGCCAACTTCTTCTTCAGCACCGAACATATCAGCGTGCTCTGGTTCTTCAGCTTCGCCTGCCATTAAGGCGTCGAATTCAGCTTTAAGTTCGTCAAGAGCATCTTCTAAGTCAACTACACGGTCTTCGATACCTTCGTGGTCTTCTTCGTGTTCATCTTCTACACCGTTCTCATCGTAATCAAATTCGGCAGCTTCTTCGCCTTCTTCCTCTTCTTCAGAGATACCTTCTTCATCTAATGATACTTCGTCTACTAATTCTTCAACTTCGTTACCACCAATTGTTTCTTCTAAATCTTCTTCTGCTACTAAGCTCTCATAGATGTCGCGTGATTTCTCTACAACGATCTGATGGAATAATTCACGAGCTTTGTCGCTTTCATCATTAATGATGAACTCAACTAATTGTTCGTATTTGTTCATTATGAACTCCTTAAAAATCTAATATAAGTTTCGAAACTTACACCGGTAAGGTGTATTATGTTTATATATTTAATAAATTTGTAAAAAAGTGGGGTTATATGTGTGTTTTTTGAGCCAAAAAGGGGAGATAATTACATGCCGCCTTGTTCTTGTGGCGGTGCCTTGTATTGTTGTTGTACAGCATCAATCTTCTTTTCGTGTTCCAATTTACGAATATCATTCATAATACGTAAGCGATTTAGCTGTTTTAGAGTTAACTTAGTCTTGCGGAGATCGCGGAGTTTGACGACTGTGTTGTCGTCTTTTTCAGTTTCGTATCCTGCAGGAGTAGGTTCAAATATTTCTAATAGGTTCATAACGTTATTTACCAAATTCTTATAAACCTGCGCCCGGCGTAGTTGTTGGGGTCGCGCCGCCTGCGCCGCCTGCGCCTGCTTCACCTGGTCCTGCTCCAGGTGTTGTACCCGGCATGCCCGGAGCTTCACCAGCTGGGGGTGCTTCTGGTGTTAGTGTATCCATATCTTGTTGAATTCCTGCATTAGTTACACCAACTGCACGTAGTCCTGCTTGCGGGATTTCTGTGTCGCCTACTAGGCCATTTTCTTGTGCCCATAACTCGTCGTTACGTTGCATTTCCTCTTCGCTCAGATCTAAATAGCGTTCTAATAAGAATCGTTTGCTTAGATAGCCATATCCCTCAAGCTGTGCAAATGACGCTATACGTGTTTGGTCAACTTCAGCCTGGCGATATTTTGCAAAATTTTGCGGTTCGTTAAAGCGCAGTTCAAATAAGGCGTTATCAATGTTAACTCCTCTCCAGCGCATGAACATCTTAAATTCTGTGTCTAACTTCTCACACACCATTGTTTGTAGACGTTTGCAGTATTGATTAAAGCGCCATTCTTGGATAAGTGCAGTAGTTGTTTTGCCATCACTATATGAGCGTTCACTTTCATCTGTACCAGTAGGCAGGTATGAGCTAGGAATACGCAAACCACGGAACATTTTGTTTGTAAAGAACCGTAAGTCAGTAATTTCACCTAGATTACTACCACCCGGAAATGGTTCTACGCTAGAACCACGACCATCAGCAGTTACAGGGAAGAAGTAGTCTTCATTTGTTGACAATGGATTATATGTGGCATCCATCATGTTTTGACCGCCACCAGTTTGTGTAGGTATACGACGTTGATGAATTTCGTTTTTAACACGTTCTACATAAGCCATAGCCATGTGTGTTGGCATATTGCCCACGTCAATCTTAAATACACGACGTTCTGGCGCACGTTGTATGCGATAAATGATAATAGCATCTTCTAATAGTTCTTTTTGTTTAAAGATTTTAAAGATGCTTTCTAATACGCTAGTACCAAATGGCCAATTTAAGTCTAAGCCTTCTGTTAAACTGATGTGAACTACGTGTTCAGCATCAATAACTGCTTCGTTCTGTGCATGACTAAAGCGACTCCCACCACTGTACGGTGTTTGTGGTTGCACATAAGCGCCGCTAGGGCCGCCTACTTGCGGGTGATTGATAAATGTGTCACTTGAACTCAATGCGGTAGCTGTTAAGTTTTGGAAGTTAATATTAAGATCTTTAACCACATACTGCTCAGGTTTCTTGCCTTCTGCTTCGTTTACAATAACTTTAGTAATTTTGAACATTTCTGTCCAGTATAACTTAAAGTTTTCTGGATCTCGCAGGAATACCTGATCGCCATACTTAATAGTATTGCGGAATAGTTTAAACAAGCGTTTGTTTAGATCGTTTAGTGTTACCCATTGTTGTAGTTGATCTTTAAGGATTTTAACTTCGTTGTCTGTTGGGTCTTCTTTGAAGAATAAATCAAACCCTGTACCATTTTCAATGTTTGACTGTGTACAGAATTCAGCGATAATGTCTAGTGCAGCATTAACTTCGCTGTCCATGTCCATTTGTTCATATTGATTATAGCGTTCTGTACGATTAGGGTGCCCAATGTACACTTCTGGTAATTGACTAGCAAAGTTACGATATCCTGTATCGGGTAAGCTATTACCCCCACCATTAATAGGACTCATCATACCACTAGTATTAGCAGTCTTAAAGTATTTTTTCCACGCCATATTTGTTTAACCTAGGTTGTATATTTATTATATTTAACTGTTTTATTGGGCTAGTGCAAATTATTTTAATTAGTATTATGCGCCACTCTGGCAGTATGATTCACATTTTCTTTCATTAAATCTACTAATTCATTAAGTTTTGCATTTGTTTGGCCAACACCGCTACTTTCATCGTCGTTCATTGCTGCCATTGCATTTCTAATAGGTGCAGCTTCTGGTCTGCTCATAAATTCTGCTTGCAATTGATCAGCATTGAATCCCTCAAACCCTCGCATACGTTCTCTGAGTACCCCCATACGTCCTGCACTCATGCCTATCTGTGCTTGGAGATCACCTGCACCCATGCGATTGCCTGTCATTTCACGCATAGCATCAATGGCTCTCACTAAATTTGCTGTTGATGCTGTGCTTAATACACTAGAAGGTCCACTAATCAACTCAGGTCCCGATTCTCCAACCAATGCTGTTTGCCCTGCACCCAAGGTGCCACCACCTGCCATAGTTTTTTGGAACAGTCCTAATTTTTTGTAGGTCTCCAATCGTTGATTGTAACTCGCATCAGTTTCGCCCGGTGCGCGGGCCACAATGTGAGAATACTGGTCAGCATCAAATCCCATATCAGCAGCAGCTGCTTTTTCTTTGCCTTGTTTTTCTCGTGTTGCACGAGTTGCGGCTGCATATCCTCGCCCTGGACCTAAACCCATATCGGCTAACATATCCTCAACAACGCCTAGCATCTCTACACTTACTTTTGAAAATTGTTTAATTGCAGGAGTTAGATTTTCTTGAAGAGATAATTTTAAATCTTGTGCCGCTCTCTCAGCGCCGACCACTGAAGTAGTTAACTCATCATTGGCATTTTTAGCATCTAAGTTTGCCTCGGCCCCTTGAACCGACGATTTGGTATATTTGTTATTAATATCTATTTGATCAGATAAAGTTTTACCATATTCTTTAAGATCGCCCACTGCATACGTAGCACGACCTATAGCAGTCATACCTAAAATGCTCTTGTTAATTTCTTCGCCATGTTTGGCGTTTAATTCGGCACCTTTTTTGTATGTTAAAGTATGATTCATATACGCATCATACAATTCTCTACCTTTATCCCTTGCGCCTTTTACTTGCGCTTCGTATATTGCACCTTGCTCATTTACTACAGCACCGTTAAAAATTACACGATCTTTAAAATTCTTAACTTCAACTGCGCTCATTGATGCAAGAGCGTCAGTGATTGCACGCTGCTCTTCTACGCTTTTAGTAGCTAATGCTTGTCTAAAACCTAATTCTTTTGATTCTTCTTCGGCGTGTGCCATTTTCTTTTTAGCATCTTCGCCGGTAATACTTGCAATCAATCTTAGATTTTCTGCATATTGTTGAGTTGCTCGTTGGACGTTTTGATCAGTAACTGTTTTACCGGTCAACCGCATTTGGCGAGTAACATCAGCCATTAGTTCTACTTGTTCTTCAAATCCGTAGCCCAATTTAAGTAACTGCTCTTGCGCTCCTGATTTTTTAAGCTCTGCACCAACACGGCCTAACATCTTAACCCCGTCGGTTACACTCAATCCTGCGGCGGCAATTTTGTCACTACTGCCCTTAACTACATTAGACATCTGTTCAACTGTTAGCCCAGCGTCGCCTGCCGCGGCACGCATACCTGTCATGCCATCTGTAAACATCGCCCCAGACGCATTCATTTGATTGAATGCTTTGTATGTTTTTTCTACTTCTTTGGCTAAGATTTCTACGCCAAACTTAGCAAGTTTGGTTGCAGTTTCAGACGTGGAATCGAGTACAGTGCCTAATACTTTTAGTGCACCTCCTACTACAAACCCCCATCCTTCTGTGGCGATTCCTGCGGCCATAGCTGCGTCGCCCAACGCATTTAAACTTTTCCCAACACCCGAAGCGGCTGAACCAGCTACTTCAATACCGGCTGTCATCAGATCAGCGGCTAGCTGAGCTCCCGACGCATCATTTTGAAGATTTTTAACAAACTGACCAATTCCCCTTACCGCACTACCGGCCATTTCAGTTGTGGCCTTTTTAGTAGATTCTGATAGTGCTTTTGTAGCTGCTTCTGCGGCTATATCGGCTTTCATCTTCTTTTTAACAGCAATTTCTGCGGAACGTTCTGCCGCAGTTGCTTTATCAGTTGATGAGCTTAATTCGTCAATCGAATCATCAAGTTCATCCATGACCTTTTTAAGGCTAGCATAGGTAGTTTGCTGACTCTTAGAGGCTTTAGTCAGCTTGTCTATTTCTTTTTGGAACTGAGCTGCCGATTTACCACCGTTCTTGTAAATATCGTCGAGGTCGCCAGACATCGCACCCCATCTTTCAAGGAATGCCCTTAAACTTTCTAAATTTTTATCATCCATGCTTTTATAGACCTCGGTTTTTAGCACCATAAATATAAAATATGATACTATCAATTATTTATAGGAAATAAAACCATGGGACAAACTCAAGTTTTCAAACAAGCTAACCCACTAACCAAACATTTTAGACAGCCAAGCATTTACATAAAACTGCCAAGTAAAGGGCATTTTTGGCCTGAGGGCAGCCTTGAACAAACAGTAACTAATGAGATTCCTGTGCTATCAATGAGTACAAAAGATGAAATAATCTTACGCACACCTGACGCACTACTAAATGGACAAGGTGTGATTGATGTTATACAAAGTTGTTGTCCAAGTATTAAAGATGCTTGGAATATGCCTAGTATCGACGTTGATAGTGTTATTATTGCTATACGTATTGCTAGTTACGGAAACTCAATGGATTTTAGCGCAGAATGCCCGCATTGTAAGGATACACACGATTATGCTGTTGACTTAGGTGCTGTACTGAATAGTATCGACTCGCCAAATTATAGCAAACCTGTTGTGATAGATAATCTTAAAATCAAACTGCGTCCGCAACCATATTTTAGTTTAAATCAAACAAATATCATCGCTTACGAAGAGCAGCAACTGTTACGATCTTTACAACTACTTGAAGATAACAGTGCAGAAACACAGACAAAATTTAATAGTCAACTGAATAAATTAATAGATCTCAACATTATGATCACTGCTGACAGTACAGAAAGCATTGAAACCGAAGAAGGGCAGATTGTAACTGATCGAGAATTTATTAAAGAGTTTTACACAAATTGTGATAATAAAACTGTTAAAGCTGTAAAAACACAACTTGATCTATTTAACTCTCAAGCAAACATCAAACCCTTCAACGTTGTTTGTGAAAATGAAGAATGTAAAAAAGAGTTTGACATTAATATTGTTTTTGATTTTGCAAGTTTTTTCGGCAAAGGCTCTTAACATTAGATAAAGACGCTGTCGTTGAACTTCTCGAAGGATACGACAAACAGGTAAGGGCCTTAAAAGATGATGCGTTGCGTATGTGTTGGTATATGCGAGGTGGGCTTAGTTACGACGACGCTATGCTGTTAAGTCAGACTGAAAAAGATATCATAAACAAAATAGTTAAAGATAACTTAGAAACTACACAAAAAAGTCATCTCCCATTCTTCTAATTCTATAGTATTATTAATTCCTAGCCATCGACTCTAAATAACTGACCCACTGTAGAAATACAGCGTTGGTTATATAGGAGTCCTATTAATGGAAATCTTAGCAAAAGTGAAAGGATGGGCAAATGCCCTTGCAGACGCATTAGTTAGTGTACTAGCACTAGCAATCGTTTTAGAAGTATTGTTTAAGGGAGCAGCTGTCCCATTTCTACCAGCAACAGATGTAATTGGTTCAGTTACAGCAATCGTTAAAACACTAGGTGGTGAAGGTGTTGTTGGGTTAGTAGCTTTATGGGTACTATATTCAATTTGGAAGAACAAGTAATTTAGTTCTTTTTAATTCGAAGAAAGGATTAAGTGTAACAGCTTAGTCCTTTTTTTATTGATTAGAATTTGCACTTTGTATCAGTTAGTTTAAGATGTCTGCGACATCTGCAATTATCGCTATCGCTCAATTGCTTTTTTTTATCTTCTACGTTGTTTATATTAGTTTACTATGAAACATACGTTAAGTCTTGTGCTATCATCCAGATATCAGTCACAATTTACCTATCCGAGGCAAATTGCAACTGCACGCATCATCCGAGTACGGCATCACACTAACTAAAAGAGATTGTTATCATTAACACGGAAGCGGTCAGCCTGTACTCCCTACTCTAGATTTTTCTGGCGGTAGCTCAAACAGCCGTAGTTAGCCAACTGTTATTTTACTCTCGGGTCGGTTTGTTTCGGAGCCCGAATCATTTGGTTTTTACACCTAAGTTGAATGCCAATGCCGTTACGTGTCTAGTCTACTCTAGACGTTCCAAGCGCGGCCATTACGCGAGCGCCATCACCTCGTAACACAGAACTATGTCTGCAATAGGGCTAATTTACTTCTTTATTACTAAATCTTTTACTGAATTTTTGCCGAGTTTGATTTGAATTATGCCGTTGTAGTTGTTCTCACGTAGTAACACATCTTCTTTAAATTGATAATATGCTTCTAAATAGTTTGTTTCACCTCTGCTGTTACATAAGTGAACTATTTCGCGAGTAAACTTGTCTTTGCCATGAGTGTCGATATCTGCTTGTAGTCGCGGACTAGATCCCCAGTAGGTCTTCCAATCTGTTTCTACCGTTTCACGACGTTTATTTTTCTTGCCTTTTAGAGGTGGTCTCTTTTTGATTGTAGTGAAATACTTGCGGCCAATGTAGTCATGACCATTTATTGTGTTGGTAATTCTGTAGATAAAGCCATAATAAGTGCCGATATCCTCAGACTCAAATGCTACACCGTTATAAGTCCAAGGATGATCGTATGATGCCATAGTACTATTTATTTTTAATCCCAAATTGATGACAAATATTCTGTGTACAAATATTTGGCAAATTTACTGTGACTGTCGGTATCTTTCAACTGACCAGTTGGTGTAGTAGTAATATTATTCTGTTTGGCCCAAGAAGGAATACTTAAATCAAAAATATCCACAATGTTTTTTCTTTTTGCTAATGATTGATAAGATTCGGTCCCTAAAATATAACCTAAATTGCTCATTGATTTTACGTTAGTTGCTGCAGAAAAAATAAAATATGGTATTTGTAAATTTTCTAACGTACTAGTAAACATAAAGAGTTTATAGAAAAAGTGTGCAAATTGTGTGTTTATGTCTTCGTCGACAAGAGATTGTAATCTATACGCTGATAATTCTGATCTTGATAAAAAATCACGAGTTACTAGTTTACAACTACCTGAACTATCAAATTTTGACACAATACTTAAATCACTAGTCTCAGGTGCCCATACTTCTTCTCTGGTAATAAAACTTAATCCAATTAATGCAAAAAAATTTTGATTGTAACTTTTTAATTTTAAACAATCTTCTATAGTAGTTCTAAAGATTCGATCATTAGATGATCCTGGTATAGCTTTATTAATATAATTAACATTAAAAGTTTTTGCTAACACTTGACCATAAACAGAAATATTATCAACATCAGCTGAATAACTATCTCCGTTTATGTACAAGGTATTATACATTTTTATTTTGCTGCCTTGGCCGCGTTTTTCTTCTCTTGGATTTCAGCACGACGAGCTTTGGTTAGCTTGCCTAGGTCACCCAATGCGCCACGAGCACGTGTACCTGCTGCGCCTACACCTTTACCTTCAAATTTTTCATTTTCTGCGATATATGCTTCGTATGCTGCTACGATTTGTTCATGTGTTGTTGCCATTTTACTTCTCCTTATTTGGTTAACATCGCTAGTTTCCTAGCAATTTCGTTTTGAATCTTTGCTTTGTTCTTCTTAGCTGAAGTTTTTTCTAACAAAGTTTCTAATTGTTTAACATTCAATGGCCCTAGTCTAGGTTTACCTGTTCTAGTCTGCATTGGATTAGCGTGCTTTTTAACTGCCATTATAGTTCCTTTACCATTCTGTAGCGTACTGCTGATTTACCACTGATATACTACATTTAGTCTTACATTCTGTCCAGGTAAAATTTTCAAAATCACCTGACCAAAATTCGTCATTTAACACTGTTTCTAGTGTTTTTTCGTTCAAATTGAACTGTTTTGATCTATCTAGCCATTCGTTGTTATGATTATATCTGTTAGCTACCCAACAACAAGGCATTAATCTTCCTTGACTGTTTATAAACAATCCTTTATTACCCAAACTGCACAACGGCAACACATCTTCATAAATCCTAGCGTTGGTATATAACTTCTTATTAGTTTCTAACCCTATTTCACTAGGTCTACGATCTGTAAAATATGTATACTCACGTTGGAATCTATAATTACTGCTAATAAGTTCGTCTTTAGGTTGTAACAGATCACCTTCTGGATAGATACTATATACTTTATTAAATTTTGTGCTCAATGTCAACTGAAATTGATCAAACCTTAATTGTTTTGCTAATGCCTTCATTTTATCTAAGTGATCTTCGTTAAACTTAAATGCAATAGCGTCCCATGTCATGTAGGCCTTGCTGACAAATCTAAACGACTCGATACCTCTAATAATACTAGCCCAATCGCTGTTTACACGATACTGTTCATTGCTTGCTTGATCCCACCCATCTAAACTAAAGTGTATATGATCGTTGGCATCTAAACTAACTCCTAGTTGTTGCCACCATTCGGTGTTTTTGTAGCTACCATTGGTTACAATAACAAATTTAACTGGTTTGATACTTTTAAAATAACGTATAACAGGGATTAAAGACTTGGCATAAATTGGATCACCGTCATCACCGCACAATGTGATCTTTTCTACATTGGCTCGAATAAAGTCTGGTGTAAAGTTGCGTTTGAAGAAGTCTAAGTCTAGTTCTGTATTAACTAAGGTATCAGGAACTTCTGTGCGAGCACAGCGTGGGCATTTTAATGTACACTTGCTGGATATTTCGATATGCCAATGCCAAGTTGCTAATTTCAAGATACTTCTACATCCGTGTTGTAAGTTGTAAACCCGTTTTCTTTAACCACAGTAAGGATATTATTCACTCGGCCTGCTAGTTCATCTTTATGTGAAACTAGCCATACACTCTTGTTACTATCACGTGTCATTTTCTTAAGAATGGCCAAACTATTTTCTACACCGCTACTATCCATGCCACTATCAACTAACTCATCGATGAATAACAAGTTAATAGGCTGATACAATGATTCCCACACATCACGGAACGCCCATGACAAACTTAAAATTAATCGATTGCGTTCACCACGGCTTAAGTTATCAAAGTCCAACTCTCTGCCTAGCTCTTGAATTTCTACACTTAAGTCATTTAAGAACTTAACTTGATGCGGTAAGCCAATCTTATCTAGATAATAACTTAGTCGAGCATTCAAGTAACTTAAGTTTTGATCAATGATACGTTTACGAATGTAACTGTCTTTATTGGTGAGCAATTTGTATAAGAACTCTTGGTGATCGCGAACACGCACCAACTCATTCATGTTTGTGTAGTCAATATCAGCCAGAGCAGTTTGCTTCATTTCCTCAATCTGTTCAGTGTACGGGTCTGTTTCGATACGTTTGGATTCTAACTGACTCTGTAAACTAGCCACAGTTGAACGATGATGAATAGCATCTTCTTCTTTATCGTAAAACACCTTAGGCTGTGCGCCTAACTCGCCTAGTTCCGTAAGCGCATCATTGTTTTGTACTAATTGTGTTTGTGTGCTTAGGTATTGTAGTGCGGCTTCTTTAAGTGCAGCTTCTTTGGCTGTAAATACTTCTTCGTGTTTAGCGTCGTGCATTGTTTGACCGCAGGCATAACACTTGTGCTCTTTTAAATCCGCAATTTCTGTTTCTAACTTAGTAATTAACTTTTCTTCTTTGGCCATATCTTGTTCACAACGTAGAACATATTTCTTTACGTCATCTATATCTTTGCGTTTTTGATTGTAGGCGGTAAGAGCTTTGTGTGCGGCAATTTCACTATCGATGTCAATATGAGATAACTGTTCAATCGCCGTTTCTAATTTAACAACATCTTCGGCGTGTTTATTCTGCCACAATCCTTGTCTACGTTCCAGACTAACAATCTGTTCTTTGATACGTTCGTTGGCTTCCTGGATAGCTTTAATTTTGTATTCTTCTGCTTGGATAGCATCTTTACTAGCTTTTTGCTGTTCTTTTAATGCTTCTGCTTTCTCACTCAAAAGTGTAATACCAAGCAACTGTTCAATGATAGCTCGTTGATCGCCTGATTTTAAACTTAGGAATGGTTCTGTGTAGGTATTAAGTGCTACAATGTGCTTGAACATATCGTGCGTCATTCCCAACAAGCGTTCAATTTCGGCTTGTGTTTCACGACTATCACCTTGACTGTTATCGTCTTTAGCTTCTTGCTCTTGGTCGCCAATGTAAAACTTCATCACATTTGACTTGCGACCACGTTCAATCTTATAGTCAACACCATTAACTTCAAACTCGATGGTAACTAACATGTTCTTACCATTGGTCTTGTTGATTAAGTTGTCTTTGCGAATGTTGGTTAGAGCATTACCGTATAAGGCATAGCTTAAGGCATTAATGATAGTAGTTTTACCTGTACCATTACGTGCACCTGAATCATCACCGCCTAGGTCAATGTTCTCACCTAAGACAAGTGTTAAGTCTTTGCGGTCAAAGTTAACTGCCTGGGTAGCATTACCCACGCTCATAAAGTTTTTAACTGTTAAATGTTTTATTCTAAACAATTATAAGTGCCTATAGATGTCAAGTAAAAGATTAGGATCGTAGTGATCGCTGTTGATATTTGTTAGATTGTTTGTAACAATGGTGTCAATACTTTCAAACTGTACATTGCCTAGGGCAATATCCTGACCTAGGTCAATTTGTTTATTAGGGATCAATGTAAGCTCGCGTAAGGTATATTGTCTCACAAATGTTTCTTTAATAAACGTAGATTCTTCGTAGGTAATATCGATGTCAATATTAACACGAGTGTGCATATCTTTTAATAATAGCTGATCTGGAACACGAAGTACATCACTTAGGTTATATATACGGTAGCGTGGTTGATCAGGCCAGGCATAAAACTCTGGACTCTCTCCCCAAGTAAGTACCATCATGCCACGTTCGTCGTCTGCTGCATCTGCGAAGTTGTGCGGGAAACAGTTACCAATATAGGTAATGTTCTTAGCAGTTTGTCGTTTATGGAAGTGTCCACTAAACACATGATCAATGTGACCAAAGTTTTCGCTACGCAATTCGCCGTGTTCAGGCATCTGTACCATGGCATTCATATAAAAATGCGGCAGTTCAAAGTGCCCAAACATGTACTTGGCGTTTAACTTGCTAATTCGTTTATGATCATCTCCCACCAACCAAGGTGCGATAACAACGTCACTATCGATAAACCAATCGTTAACAATTCTAACATTGGGTAAATGTCGTGCCCATTCAACGCTTTGAATATCTCGTTTATCTCGATAATAAAGATCGTGATTACCAGGGATAAAATAAACGACATCAAAAGCTTCATTTAATAATTCCAGTGCTCGCAAGCTGTAGTTGAGTGTAACGATATTAATTGCCGCACGGTTATTATGCCAATCGCCTAAGAAGAAACAGGTCTCACAACCTTCTTCCTTGGCTTTGACAATAAACCAACGGATAAAGTTTAAACAGTCGTCGTTATGTAGTTGGCTGTTAGACTTTAATCCAAAATGGATGTCGGTGCAGACTGCCGCTTTTTTAAATAAATTAGCCATAGTTATAGTGTATATGAAACTAGACCCGAAGGTCTAGCCTAATGTTGCCAAAAAATTATTCGTCAGGACCCCAACCACCGCCGTTGCCCCACTCGCCTTGTCGTGTGTAACTTGGGTTATAGTTGTTCATTTCTAAAATATCGTCACGAATATTCTGATTACGTTTTTCAATGTTTAATACACGTGTAAAACTGTTGGTAATTGCTGCTGTGTAATAAGCGAAAGGATTTTGTGATTTGCTTTCGTCAAACTGTAGACCAATTTGACTTAACTGTAGTAATGCTTGGCTACGCATTTCATCGTTGTAGGTATAACCACGCCAGTTACTACGAGTTGCGTACCTTTCGCATAACTTAATAAACATGTGGGCTAACTTATTGGTCATCGTGCCATGATCTTTACTAAACTTGCCTTTTTCTATGCCGCCCTTCCAGTGACTCATGCCTACTAGGTAAGGAGTATTGGTCTCGTCTACTTTGTAATGCTTAAACGGAGGGAAGTTACATTTAGTGTATTTTGCAGGTGCTTTAATCTGCATGTCAGGGTCGTCATACTCTGTTTCAAAGTCTTCGTCTTCTTCTAACTCTTCACGGAGTTTAGCATCTGCTTTCTTTTGTTTAGCTTCGTCGATTGGAATATGTTCCCATGTCATGACACGGAAAACAACGTCTGTACTTGGGGTATCTTTCAGTGGGCCAGTGTATTCGTCTAATTTCTTTTTAATGCCATTAAGGAGGTCTTGTTCTTGGAGTTCTTTGCCTAAACGCTCTATGCGAGCTTTACGTGCTTCTTCAATGTGTTTTTTAGTGATTTTATCTACGCCGGTTACGATCATGTCATAATCTTTGTCCGATGGTGTTGTAAAACTACAAAATGTTGCTTTACTTTTATGGATTTCTTTTAAGATATCCTTATTGTTTAGGTAGTTGACCTTTCTCATAATTAATGAAATTCCTTTTATATACTACTATAATACATTCAATAAATACAGTAAAGCAAGAGGTTTTTTACTATGGCACTAAATTTGGGCGGATTACTACAACAATCGGGCGGCGGACTTCCTACAAAAGCCCTAGGAGCCGGCGCAAATACTGTATTTGATCTTTTGGATCCTAAGAATGCCCGTAATGCTATTTCTGGGCTAATGCCTGGCGGTATGAGTAGTGCTACTAAAGCGGCTCCGAACATAGGTTTCCAAAATATAAGTGGCGAAGGTGGTGCTAGTGCTGCCAACGAAGATGATTGGCGTATTCGGGTTAGTTTAAATCCAGGAGCAAAGGTATTCTATCAAGATCCTATGCTACTACCTAACTCTTTATTACATCCGCTAGTTGCAACTAACGGTGTTGTATTCCCGTTTACACCAACTGTATCAATGACACATTCTGCACAGTATAGCACACAAACACTTACACATAGTAATTATCCCGCACAGTTTTACAACTATTCAGAAGTGAGTGATATCACAGTATCGGGCGACTTTACAGTCCAAAATGCCAGCGACGGTCAGTATCTAATGGCTGTGATTTATTTTTTCCGCAGTGCAACTAAAATGTTCTTTGGCCAAGGAGATCATGTGGGTATGCCTCCTCCGGTTGTGTATTTAGACGGGTACGGCAGTCACTACTTACCGCACGTTCCGTGTGTATTAACTTCATTTGCTCACACAATGTCTAACGATGTTGACTACATTCAAGTGCCTGTAACACGAAGTGAATTAGATAGTAGTCCAGCAGAGCCTAACCGCGCAGTTCAATTAACCGAAGAAGAACAAAAATATGTTCCTAGTTTATTGCGGTCAGAAACACAAGCAACTACAGCGAGTACGCAAGCAACTATGAAAAATAGTCGCACAAAAGATATTACAACAACTACTCGCTTGCCAACATTCAGTACAGTGAATATTACATTACGTCCGATCTACAGTCGTAAAAGTTTACACGATAAATTTGATCTTAATAAGTTTGCGCAAGGATACTTACTATCAAATAAAGATACCGGCGCAGGAGGATTTTTATAATGGCCGTAAACTACGCTAAAACTAGCCCATATACCAAGACTAACTTTTATGGTTTCTTTCTTGATGTAGCAACCTTGCCCGACATACCAATCGTAGCATCTGATGTTGCTTACGAAATAGACACAATCTATAAAAATCGTCCAGATCTTTTAGCCTACGACTTATACGGTGACCAAGGACTATGGTGGGTGTTTGCTATACGTAACCCTAATGTTATTCAAGACCCTGTGTTTGATTTTGAGCCAGGGGTAACTATCTATATTCCGCAGAAACAAAATCTAATAGCAGCGTTAGGAATCTAACTTAGATGGCCACATCATCAATTACAAAGAATGCTCAATATGCTGTTAACTTCTTTAAATCTAAAGGATGGACTGATGCACAAGCCGCAGGCATTGTGGGCAATTTGCAAGCAGAATCTAGTGTTGACCTTAACCCCCAAGCATACAATGGCGCAGGTGGCGGTCAAGGAGCTGCTGGCATTGCGCAATGGCGCGGCGATCGCCAGGCCACATTTGAAAAAAAATACGGAATCCCTGTCAGAAATGCTACGTTAGATCAACAATTAGATTATGTCAATTGGGAATTAAACAATACCGAAAAAGCTGCTGGAGCCAGACTTAAAGCCGAAAACACCGCGGCGGGTTCTGCAACAGTAATGGACACCTATTATGAAAGATCTGGTGGATCACAGCTACAAAAGCGTATACAATTTGCACAAACCCTATCGGGTGGGGTTCCTGAAGGAGTAGTTGGATCAGCTCCTCCTGAGGAAAGACCTAAAGAAGATGTTAAAGCATCTCAAATATATCTGGCTAACGTGCCACCAATTCCTAATAGGTTGCATGAATATTCTACCTACATTTATTCACTTAGTCTACACATCATGACCAATGAGGAATTTAACGATGTTGTGTTAACACAAAAATATACTCCTAAAAATGTACTAATTGCCAGTGCCGGTCGCCACAGTGATAGTTTCCCAAGAAATAAACATTTTAACGAAGATTTTTATTTTAACGATTTTAACTTATCAACTATTATCTCACCGAATGATGAGAGTAGAAATACTAATGCAGTTGATTTAAAATTTACCTTAATCGAGCCCTACGGGTTTACTTTGGTCGAACGAATATTAGCAGTGACAGAAGAATTGGGGGGCAAAAATTATCTTGAAATGCCTTACTTGGTACAGATAGATTTCTTTGCAGTTGACGACGCTGGAAACCTATTGGGATCAATTCAAGAATTGCAAAAACGATTCCCAGTGAAATTTACCAACATGGGGATCAAGGTAACAGAAAAAGGTGCCGAATATGCTATCAGCGCAAGGCCATGGGGACATGCCGCATTTGAGACATCAACAGTTACAGTGCCGGCCAACATGGAAGTTGTAGCTAGAACTGTGGGAGATTTCTTCCAAAGTGTCGAGGGCACCGCAGATGACACTTATGCTCAGGCATTAGTTTCTAAGGCAGACTTACAGCAAAGGCAACGTACTGATACACAAACAGCGCAAACATTAAATGCGCCTAGTATGCTGTTTAATTCTTTAAACCAAGGGGCTGCTAAATCATCGATAAACGTTGATTCATTTGGCACTGCAATTAACGCATATTACCAGGGTCTTAAAGAAGCCAATAAAATATCAATAGCAGATGTGTATCGATTTGAATTTTTACCCGACCCGGACACGGGAGAGAATGTAATCGGGTCTGCTACATTTGTAGAGGAAAACAGAAACACGCCAAAAAGCACGCCCATGAAGAAGAATGAAAATAACAAAGATACTGTTAGTATGAAGTTATCTGACGTAGGCAGCAACCAAAACATCTACGATATTACACGCGGTATTTTTAGTATAAACTACGGGACTACCATTGAAAAACTTCTAGAATATGTTATTCGTAACAGTAGTTACATTCATGACCAACTAGTTATACCCGACGGCGTTAGTCAAGAAGAATATCAGTCAAGAAAAGAAGAAATGAAAAATAAACCAATGAAATGGTTTAGAATTATACCTAAAGTTCGATTGCTTGGTTATGATGACAAACGAGGCATTTGGGCTAAAGAAGTAACTTATACAGTTAAGCCTTATAAATTATACAATGTTAAAAACGATCTTGCGCCACAAGGCATTGTAGTGACGCCTACTAAAAATTATAATTATTTCTTTACTGGAAAAAATGACGACGTTATCGACATAGATATCAAGTTTGATGCACTGTATTATATTCAACAAACAGCAAATAGAAGTAGCATGAGTGTCACCGCTCCAACTGGTGATAGCTACACAGAAGAATATAGTGTAGACAACGCTAGTAATTACAACGGCCCTGGCAACGGCATAGATTTTAATGTGGTGATGCCGTTGGTTATGAAACCAGTTGTACAAAACTCTAAAGGTGCTGCTACAGGGAATCCAACAACAACTAAAGAAGTTGCTGCAGTTGACGTGGCTGAAAGTTTAATGTCTAGTAGCGAAGCAGATATGATTCGCGTTCGATTAAAAATATTAGGTGATCCTGATTTTATTAAACAAGACGATGTATTTTATCAAGGCGAAGCACAGTCTACAAATATTTCAACTACGGTTGATCCAAGACTATTACCTGGTGGCGGCAGTTTAGTAATGGATGATGGTAGTGTCTATGTACAGGTATTGTTTAAAGTGCCTCGAGATATAGATGATGCAACCGGCTTTATGAAATACGATGCTGGGCAACGCAACAGCGTGTTTAGTGGACTATATCAGGTACTTAAAGTTGATAGTAACTTTAGCCAAGGCAAATTTATACAAGATCTAACATTAATTCGTATACCAAGACAAGTGGCATTTGACTACGTAGGTAGTAATACAGAAAAAGCAAATGCCAGAGTTGGGACAAATAATGTTCCGGGTACATTGGGCGTTTCTATAGACGCACCAACTGTTCCTACTATGCTAGTATCAGGAACATCAGCCCCTAATACAGCAGATGCAGCTGATTCAACTGTTGATCAAACCGCAGGGCAAGATCAAGATGCAGCTCAGACAAACAATGCTGAGTTACCACCACTAACAAACGAACAACAGGATCTTAAGGCAATCAAAGATACAGCGCCAACAGTTGATATAAGTGCGCAAAATCAACAACCACCAATACCAACCCCGCAAGCGCCAAGCGAAGGTAAACTTGCACTACAACAAGAATTAAAAACACTTCAAACATCAACTGCCCCGTTGAATGCTGAATACCGTAGCGCACAATCAGAAATTAGTAGTTTACAATCTAGTATAGGGCAGAAACAGGCAATCATTGACCGAGCTCGATCAAAACTAGCAAGCGGAACAATGACGCCTGAATCGGCTAATGCGTTAATATCCGAACAACAGGCAAGTATAAGTTATCAACAGAATTTATTAAACACTAAAGTAACAGCTGCAGCAGTAATAAGCACTAAAGTTCAAAATGCAACCGAGCAAGAGCAAGCATTACAGCAAAAAATTAATCAAGCAGTATAGGAATAACACATGGCAATTGATAGTAGAATAGGTAATAAAGTAATTAAAAATGCTCGCCGCGAAGAAGCGTCTGGTACTCGTGTTGATCCGTATCCGTATATTGGTATTGTAAAGAATAATTTAGATCCCACACGCAGCGGACGACTACAAGTGTATATTCCCGACCTAGGCGGTCCTGAAGATGATCCTAAAAATTGGCGCACAGTAAGTTACGCTAGTCCATTCATGGGGTATACCCCACAGACCTTAAGCTCAACTGAACGCCCTAGTCTAGAAAATAAATTTGGCGCAGTTCATCATACGTATGGTATGTGGTTCGTTCCGCCAGATGTGGGGGTACAGGTTATTGTACTTTTTATTGCTGGCGATCCGATGCGCGGCTACTGGGTGGCCTGTGTGAACCCGCATCTAAGTCACTATATGGTACCCGGCATCGCAGGTACTAAAAATATAGATAAGACTAGTATCGCAGGTGGGGGCAAAGGGCTAAAAGATACAGACATATTACCAGTAGTGGAGTTTAATGAATACACTAAAGACTTTACTAACAACGCCTTCTACAACAATAATAAACCAGTGCATACTTACCAATGGGATATCTATAAATCACAAGGATTGGATAAAGATTACATTCGCGGCCCGCTATCTAGTAGTAGTCAACGTGAAAGTCCTAGTTTTGTATTTGGTATTAGCACTCCCGGTCGCCCAGTAGATGACCCTGCTGACGATAACAACTATCTAGCCAGCCTTAAATCAGGTAAATTAGATCCCAAGTATCAAAATGTAAAAGCACGCAAAGGTGGGCATACATTTGTGCTAGATGATGGGGCTACCACAGGCGAAGATCAATTGATTAGACTTCGTACTGCTAAAGGACATCAGATTCTGATGCACGACACAAATGAAACATTATATATTGCTCACGGTACTGGTAAGAGTTGGATTGAATTAGCCAAAGACGGCAGTATACTTGTATTTTCTAAAGGTGGCTTTGCCTTGCGCACTGAAGGTAGTGTTAACTTAAAAGCTGACGGCGACTTTAATCTGGATGTCGGTGGGCAAATTAAAATGCGTTCAGGGTCTGGAATTAGTTTAGAAACAACTAAAGTAGATGTGCTAGCCGATGGCAAACTGCGTATAACAGCAAAAGCAGGCACAGAAATAAAAACGGCTGCATATAAAATAGACGCAAGTGGAAAAATTAGTGTTAAGAGTGACGGTACAATAGCACTACAAGCATCTTCTATACTTCAAAATAGTGGCGGAGTTGATTCTCTTCGAGATGTAAAAAAATTACAAACTGCTCAGTTGCCTGACACATTACCAGTTGGAACAAGTTGGGTTACAAAACCAGGAGTTCAACAAACTATTGTTGGTATTGCTCCAACTCATGAACCATATGCTCGTGGCACCAAGGGGGTGTTCTATATCCCAGAAAGTCCAGGCATACAACCTAAACCATATAGTGGCGATGTTGACGCTACTAAAAATACCGCCACTACAGGGGTATCAAATGGGGCTACAGTTAAAGATATTCGCAATCAGCCCGCCGCCAAAGAGGCAGTAGGTACGCTATCACTTGATCAAACCACTGCACTATCTTCACAACTTGGTAAAGGGAAAGATTATTCTACTACTGGCGAAGATGGCACACTTGGAAAATATCAATTTGACTATAAGTCCCTGCAAGATGCCGGGTATCTTAAGAGTACTGTTACTAGTAACGCCGACCTGCAGAATCCTAATAGTTGGCTAGGCACCAATGGCATATCAGATGTTTCAAGTTTCTTAGCAAACGGTGCTGAACAAGAAAATGTTTTAAATCTAGTATCTAAATCAAATTACACAGCCTTAGTGGCCAGTGGAGCAATCACCAGTGAGCAAACCCCCGAGGATGTTGCAGGTATGATGGCAGTTGCGCAGAAATTAGGTACAGATGCAGCATTAAAATTCCGCCAAGGCAGTGGGCCCGGCGCAGAAATATTCAACCAAGGTAAGTATGCTGTGAGTGTATTGGCACCACAACTACCCGCCATTAATGCTGGATAAATATTATTATGGCTACATATAAAGGTTTTAGTACATTAGGTTCATCGAGTAACTTTCGTCTTACTGACTTTGATTTGATTAAGCAGGATATTTTAAATCACTTCAATATTCGCAAAGGCGAGAAACTCATGCGTCCTAACTTTGGTACTATTATCTGGAACGTCTTATACGAACCTTTCACTGAAGACTTAAAAAGTGTCATCACGCAAGACATCCAGGCTATTGCGGCCTATGATCCTCGCGTGAGTTTTGACAACATCATTATTACAGAATACGACCAAGGTATCCTAATAGAGCTACAGTTGCGCTATGTTTTAACTAATCAGACCAACACTATGCTCTTGCGCTTTAACGGCGAAAATCAAACTCTAACTACACAGTAATATAAACTACGCTGTTTATTTCTAAGATAAATACATTATATTAGGAATAACGTATGGCAATTACAACGAGACAGACTAGTTTATTAGTCGCAGAAGACTGGACAAAACTATATCAAAGTTTCCGCAACGCAGATTTCCAAAGCTATGACTTTGAAACTCTACGTGCTTCGATGATCAGTTATCTTCAACTATATTATCCTGAAGATTTTAACGATTATATTGAATCTAGTGAGTTTATCGCACTAATTGATATGATTGCTTTCTTGGGCCAATCAATTGCGTTCCGCGGCGACTTAAACGCACGTGAAAACTTTATTGATACAGCACAACGCCGTGACAGTATTTTAAAACTGGCACGATTAATTTCATACAACCCTAAACGTAATATTGCAAGTCGAGGCTACCTAAAATTTAATAGCGTGTCAACAACTGAAAGTGTGTTCGACAGCAACGGCATTAATCTTGCAGGACTAGTAGTTAATTGGGCAGATTCTGCTAACAATAATTGGTTAGAACAGTTTACTGTTATTCTGAATGCTGCTTTACAATCAAATCAAGTAATTGGTAAACCGGCAAACAGTCAGATTATTGCAGGTGTTACCACAGAAGAATATCAAATTAACTATGTTCTTAACACGTTAGCAACATACCCTATTAAAGCCACAGTGGCGGGCACTAGTATGAACTTTGAGGTGGTCAGTGCTACTAGTTCAGGCGAAAGTTTTGTTTATGAAGTTGCACCAAATCTGAATGTGCCATTTAACTTCTTGTATAAAAATGACGGCCTAGGTAATAACAGTAACAACACTGGTTATTTTATGTACTTTGTACAAGGTACACTGCAAAGCGTAGACTTTAATTTCCAAGAAAGTGTACCCAATAGAGTTTACAGCGTTAACGCCAATAATATCAACAACAATGATATATGGTTGTATAGTGTTGACAATAACGGTAATCTAGGCAACGAGTGGGTGCAAGTACCAGCAGTAGCTAACACAAACGTAGTTTACAATAATAGTACAGAGCGTAATATTTTCCAAGTAAATTCACGTGCAGGAGATCAAATTGATCTAGTGTTTGGTGATGGTGCATTTGCTAACATTCCAGTTGGTCGTTATAGACTTTACTACAGAACATCAAATGGTCTTCAATATAAAATCACCCCTGATGAAATGCAGAATGTCATCATTCCTATTAACTATATTAGTCAAACAGGCCGTGTCGAAGTACTAAACATCAGTGCTAGTCTACAATACACAGTTGCTAATTCTAGTACACGTGAAAGTCTTGATGATATTAAACAAAAAGCACCACAGCAATTCTACACACAGAATCGTATGGTCACAGGTGAAGATTACAATATCTTGCCTTATACACTATTCAGCAACATCATTAAAGCCAAAGCAGTTAACCGTACTAGTTCTGGTGTTAGTCGTTACTTAGACGTTATTGACGTAACAGGTAAGTATTCATCAACTAACATCTTTGCACAAGATGGTATTTTATTCCGCGACAGTTTTACGGATACATTTAGTTTTGACTACAACACATCAAATGATATCTATCGTGTAATTTATGATCGTATTCAACCTATAGCACTAGCGACAGAAACTCAACAGATGTTCTACGCAGATTATCCTCTGATTGTTTTAACTAACGTCTACTGGCACACCTCAACTGTTATTGCTAACGGTTGCACAGGATATTTTGTAGACGTAGATGGTAAGATTTTACAGATAGGCGATGTAGTTGCTAACACCAACAAATACATCCAACAAGGTGCGATTGTTCGATTCTCAGCAGGCCCAGGAAACTACTTTGATGCAAATAACTATGTTAAAGCGGGCACACCGAGTAAACCCGGTGACACATACTATGTTTATGCGGCAGTTGAATTAGTAGTAGGGGACGGCACAAATGGCGGCCAAGGCAATTTAGCCAGCGGCGCAGGTCCTGTGACACTAAATCAAATTATTCCTTTAGCCGCAGACGGCACACAACAATCGGTAATTGGCGATAAAGTTTTTGCAGTATTTAATAATAGTTTTGCTACTTCACTAGTAACCTCTATGGTGGGATACATTCAAGCGTATGCTAACTTTGGTCTGCGCTACGACACAGCATCAGGCAGTTGGAAAATTATCCTTCCTGCTGATTTAGATACAACCAGTGACTTTAACTTAACGTGGACAGGTGACACTAGCGGACAGGCAAAAGATGCAAGTTGGCTAATAGCATTTAACACAGTAGGAAAAACTTATACGGTCAGCTATCGTGGTCTACGTTATGTATTTGAAAGCGTACTAGAAACAAATTTCTATTACGACGGTACTACTAAAATTTATGACGCCAAGACAGGTATGACAGTTCATGACCAAATTAAAGTATTGAAGATAAATTCTAATCCGGACGATAGTTATCCGTTGGCGTTAGACTACACTTGGTACATTAACAAGAACATTGTTGAAGTTGACGGTTACGTAAACATTAACAAAATGTTAGTAACATTTAGTGATAGTGATAACGATGGCATTCCGGATAATCCGGAATTGTTTGATTTGATTGTAAATCCGGGGATTAATACAGAAAACAAGTATGTATACTTCCAAGACACTGTAGGATATGACAACTTTGTAGTAAAAACCCCTGTAGATAATGCCACAGTGGTATCTACTTACAGCACCTTGCGTGCTATTGAGCAGGCCAAGACTTTGTATCAAGATAACCAACTGTTTTATATTCCTAACATTGATACTTTCTATCAACTAAGTGTTAGTGGCGCAGTGTATACCATTTCAGAGGTTACTGGATATTCTTCTAAATTAGGCCGTCAGGATTTGTATTTCCAATATCGTCATAACAGTCCAAACAATAGAAGAATCGATCCAAGCCCAAATAACATCATTGACTTGTATGTGCTAACACAACAATATCAAATTGATTATCAAGCATGGATACAAGATACTACCGGACAACTTACAGAACCTTCTGCGCCAACCAGCGAAGAACTACAAACAGATTATAGTTCACTAGATAACTACAAGGCTATCAGTGATAGTATCATTTACAATTCTGCTAAGTTTAAACCTTTGTTTGGAGTTAAAGCAGACCCTACACTACAAGCAACATTTAAAGTAGTTAAGAATCCTAATGTGGTTATTAGTGATAACGAAGTTAAAACCAGCTTAATTGCTGCTATCAATCAATACTTTGATGTAGCAAACTGGGACTTCGGTGAAACATTTTATTTCAGTGAACTAGCAAGTTATTTACATGTTCAATTAACACCAAATGTATCAAGTATTACTATTGTTCCTGCTAACCAAGCAGAAGCATTTGGTAGCTTGTTACAGGTAAATGCAAACATCAATGAAATTATTACAAGTGCGGCCACAGTGGACAACGTACAGATTATTTCAGCAATTACAGCAGCACAACTAAACCAAACCGGTACAGTTATAGTAGCTTAACATAGAAAGACGGAACGAGAATGGCGACAAGAAAAACCTACAAATTTTTACCCTCAGTATTCCAAAGCGATGCTAATAAGAAATTCTTATCAGCCACGGTTGATCAGTTAGTAACTGACCCCAACTTAGATACGCTTTATGGGTATGTGGGGCGTAAATTTGCTCCAACATATAAATCTAGTGATAGTTACGTAACTGAAACAGATCCTCTGAGACAAAATTATCAGTTAGAGCCGGGCGTGGTCATTCGTGATGAAAATAATAACATCACTTTTGTTGCTGACTATCCTGATCTTCTTGACAAAATTTCATACTATGGTGGTTTAACCAATAATCATAGTCGACTATTTGAACAAGAGTACTACACGTTTGATCCTAAGATCAGTTACGACAAACTGGTTAACTTCTCGCAATACTACTGGCTACCTAACGGTCCTGATGCTGTAGAGGTTAACTCAAGCGGTGTAGATATCACAGCGACCTACACAGTAACTCGTGATGGCGCTAATGGTCGATATATCTTTAAGAACAATGGAGTTGTTGATAACAGTATTATTTTTGCACACGGTGGTGTATATCAATTTGTAGTTGATCAGCCGGGCTATCCTTTTTGGATCCAAACTGAATTAGGGGTTGATGGCGTAGTTAGTGCCACACCTACACTAAGCTCGCGCGACATCTACGGAGTAGATAATAACGGTACTGACCAAGGTACTATTACATTCCGTGTACCACAAACTTATGCGCAAGATCGTTGGGTAAATATGCCTACAGTATTCAGCGCAGACTATGCAACTCCTATTCCTTACTACAAACTAGCTAATAGAACACTAAGTCAATTCTTAGCAGAATATCCGCAATACGCAGGTATTACTGGACAACTAAACGGCAAGTATACAATTTTTACTGAGGTTAGCACATGGACTAGCGTGGGCGAAGATGCTTGGACTAACCCAGCAGTTATTGATAGTGATGGTGATGTGGTTCCTGGATATTCGGCTGGGGATGTGATTGCAGAGGCTGAACGCTATGATGTGTGGCGAGTGGTATATGTTGATATTGGTCAAAAATTAAAATTAGATGCACCGGTTGCGGCTAACATCACAGCAGGCACAAGTTTAACAGTTGGTACTCAACTAACATCATTATTGTATGATGCAGTTGTTGGTCAAGAGTATGTGTATGTTCCAAATACATTTACAGCAAGTGTAGCTGAGGTTGTTAAGCGTACCGATGTAGTTACTGCTTTATCAGCAACAACATCAGGTACCAATGAAATCACAGTTACATCAACAGCTGGCTTAGTGCCAGATATGCCTATAGTATTCATTGGTGCGCCAACAGTGGGGGGCATAGTATCAGGTACAACATATTATGTAAAAGATGTTGTTAATCTGACAACTCTTACTATTAGCGAAACAGTAGGCGGCAGTGAATATGCCTTAACAAATGACACCGGGATCATGGATGTAACAGCATCCTATACAGATATCCCTGCTGGCGCAGCTATTACTGCTATAGCCAAAGGCGATCCATTATTAAAATTAGTTCATGAACAAACAGTGGCAGTTGACGAAAAAGTCTACATCAGATTCGGAGTCCAAAACACTAACAAAGAATACTACAAAGACTATGATGGTTTCTTTTACGAGACACCTGTCATCACAGCACAAAGTGATCAGTTGTGGATACAAGATGGTGTTTCTGCGAGAATTTATTCACCTATCAAGATTATTGATTATGCTGGGTGGAATATCGATGTAGAAAATGATATTATTGGTCAGCTCAACTATACAAGTCCAAATAGTGTTGAATTTACGTCAGGCCTTAAAGTACAATTTGGTGATGACGTAATACCTGCAAGTTATCAGAATCGCCAGTTCTATGTAGAACAAGTTGGTGACACTACTGATGGCATCCAATTAGTGCCAGTTGATGAATTAGTTACTCCTGAATCCTACAATGATGAAATAACTACAAATTATCCAGGCGAATTCTTCCCAGATTATATCACAGTGAATCGTGCTAATAAGGCACGGAATGCCTGGGCCCGTAATAATCGTTGGTTCCACATAGATGTTATTACTGCCACTGCCGCATATAACAGTACAGTACCTACATTTGATAACGGTATTCGTGGACAACGTCCTATCGTGCAGTTTGAAGCAAACTATCAACTATATAACGATGGTCGTGTTGCCAAAGCACCAATTGACATTTTAGACACTAGCATCACTAGCGCATTTACGCAACTACAAGGTCAAACATACACTAGTATATTTGGCATTGAAATTATTAACAGCAACGGTGACATAGTATATCCTAATGGCCTGCGAGTAGTTTTTGCCGCAGATGAAGATCCTTTAGTTAAAAACAAAATTTATGTACTAACAGTAGTACAATACGACGTTGATGATTACGGCAATCCTACAGGCACAAAATATATCGAGTTAACCAAAGCAGATGACGGGGATATTATTGCCTACAATACCACAGTGGTTAAACTAGGTTCATACAAAGGCAGCCAATGGTGGTTTGATGGTATAAATTGGAATTCAAGCCAGCAGAAAACATACCTGCAACAACCTCCACTGTTTGATGTATTAGATGCTACAGGTAAGAGCCTAAGCGCATACACCCGCAGCACATTTACAGGTACACAACTTTTTGGATATGTTCGTGCTACAACAGGGACCACTGATTCAGTGCTGAGCAGAGGACCAGTCGCTCCGGTGTATGACAGTGACAATAATGCTATTACAAATTTCTATTTGAGTTACAAAAACTTTACAACGCAGGGCGACATTAAATTTGAAAATTTCTTTAATACAGATACTTTCAGTTATGTAGATTCTAGCAGTAGCATTGTTACTAAAAATATTAATTTAGGCTATTTACAAAAAGTGGTAGATAGCCAAACTCTTATACCTAAGAATACTTGGCTAACTGTGCCAGAACACAGTAAACAATATCAACTATTCAGTTTTGTTTATGCAACTGGTAACAACCCATTTACTATTGATATTACTCCAACAGGTAACGAAAGAACTATCCCGTATGTAAAAGTTTTTCAAAACTTTGCATATTTAAATCCAGCAACTGATTGGACTATTAGCGACAAAACAATCACTATTTTAACACCGTTAACGGTTGACGACCAAATTGATATTTTAGTTTATAGCTCTGAGATTAGTGCTAGTGCATTTTATCAAGTTCCACAAAACTTAGATTTAAACGCACAAAATATCGACATCGATATGTTGACTTTGGGTCAACTACGCAACCACTTAGTGGTAATTGCTGAAAACAGTACTATTTTAGAAGGCGAAGTTTTAGCACAAAGTAATCTACGCGACATTGATGTTAAACAACAAGGCGGCACTATTCTTAAACATAGTGCTCCGATTCCGTATGCGAGTTTATTCTTGATTGATAAACAAGCAAACATCATTAGCAGTATTAGATTTGCTCAACAAGAGTACAGTAAATTTAAAAACAAATTCTTAGAACTAGCAGTAAGTTTAGTTGGGGTTGATCCTACAGATCCTGTAGCTAGTGTTGATTTGATTTTAAATAAAATTAATCTAGTTAAAAACAAAAACTTCCCTTGGTACTATTCAGATATGGTACCATACGGCCCACTTAAAAATATCGTAGGACAAATTGGCGCAATTGACGGGTTTGAAGTATTTGATCCGTTAAAATTAAACTACGAAATTACAAATATTTTCAACGATCAACAATTAAGCAATCGAGCAATTTTAGTATACCTAAATAATCAACAATTAGTTAAAGGTGTTGATTATTCATTTAGAACAGATACCCCTAGTATTGATTTTACTATTACTCTGACTGTGGGTGATATTATTAAGATTGTTGAATACAGTAATACTGACGGCAACTATATTCCTGAAACACCAAGTAAGTTAGGGCTATGGCCTAGTTTCGTTCCTGAGATATTTGTAGATGACACTTATAGAACAGCTACAACTGTTCTACGCGGACATGATGGTAGCATTACGCCAACATTTGGTGATTACCGCGACGAGTTCCTATTAGAATTAGAGAAACGTATCTACAACAATATTAAATTACCAGCTAATACATCATTTGGTGATATTTTTAGTGTTGTTCCGGGCAAATTCCGTGCAGGCGATTACACTATAAATGAAATCAATCAAATCTTAGGTGATCCATTCATGTCATGGATTGGTAATAACAATCTAGACTATACATTAAATGATACATTTGATAGCAACGACCCGTTTACTTGGAACTATAGTAAGAGCTATGACCGTATTGACGGCGAAACACTACCAGGTAGCTGGCGTGCATGTTATCAATACTTTTATGATACATATCGCCCACACTTAACTCCGTGGGAAATGTTAGGATTTACCAGTGAGCCAAGTTGGTGGGAAGGCTACTACGGTGCCGCACCTTATACTGGTGCAAACAAATTTATGTGGGACGATCTAGAAGCGGGTTATATTCGTGCAGGTGATCGCCGAGGAGTTGATTTAAACTATGCTCGACCTGGACTGTCAACTATTATTCCTATTGATGAAAACGGTAATTTAATTAGTGTAGCATCTTTATTGTGTCGAACATTTAACAGTAGAAATTCTGGAAGCGCATGGGCAGTAGGCCAACAGGGTCCTGTAGAATTTGCCTGGCGCATAAGTAGCGAATTCCCGTTCGCTGTTCAACAAGCATTAGCATTAACTAAACCTGCTAAGTATTTTGGCACCTTAATTGATGTCTACAACTACACCCCATTGAATTCATTGTATTCACAATCTACAGATGCTGAAGGTGTTGTATCAGCTAATGAACAGTATTTAATGGCCGACACTAACAAACAAATCACACAAGGAGTGATCGACTATAACGGTAACATAACTTCCGGAATAATAAATCGCACCGCAGGTTACCTAAACTGGATTGTTGATTACCTGATTAACCAAGGTGTAAATCCGAATACATATCTATTACCGATGTTAAGAAATTATCAAGTAAACCTAACTTACAAAGTGGGCGGGTATACTGATCAAAAATTCTTACAGGTACTTGCTGAACAAGTTAGCCCAACAAGCACCAACGACAGCATTTTAGTACCAAATGAAAATTATAATGTTTATTTAAATGAAAAGCCGGTGCCAGTAGACGATATATCTTACAGTGCAGTTATCATTGAGAAAACAACCAATGGCTATAGCGTTCGTGGATATGATTTAACTAAGAGTTATTTTACAATTATTCCAAGTATTGTAAACAACAATGCTTCAAGAATTACTGTATTAAATCGTTCAGCAACAATCTACAAAGATTATCAAAACTTGCTGATGAACGTTCCTTATGGTTACGAGTTTACTAGCACACAACAAATCGCAGATTTCTTGATTAGCTACGAACGTTACCTAATGGCACAAGGATGGACATTTACAGAAACAGAGCCACAACTAGAACAACTTAAAGATTGGAAACTAAGTGTTCGTGAATTCTTATACTGGGCGCAACAGGGGTGGACAGCAGGCAGTATCTTAGTAGTAAGCCCTGTGTCATCGACCATAAATGCTGTCACATCGGGTGCGGTAACTGCTGGGATCGAAGATGCGCAGTATAGTAGCAAAGTTGTTGATCAAAACTTTAACCTAGTTAAAAATAATAACTACTCTGTCTATAGAACTCCTACAGAATTTAGACTAAACCTACAAGATCCTGCTAGTGTTATTGGATATGTAGAAGTTGATCTGGTGAGATATGAACACACACTAGTGTTTGATAATACCACAGTGTTTAACGACGTTATCTACCAACCGGAAAGCGGTAACCGCCAATTCCGTTTAAAACTAATTGGCCAACGTACTGCTAACTGGGACGGTAGTCTAAGTCCAGAAGGGTATGTATATAACAGTGGTGTGGTTGATGTTTGGAATCAAGGACAAGATTACCTTAAAGGTGACTTAGTAACTTATAAAGGACAATATTATACTGCCCTAATAGATACCCCTGCAAATCCATCATTCCAGTTCCAATCTTGGCAAGTATTGTCAGCGTCCGAAATACAAAAAGGTCTATTGCCTAATTTTAGCACAATCGCTGTGCAAAGTCAAGGATATTATGATAGCTATGCTAAGATACGCGACAAGGAACAACTAGCATATAGCCACGCACTTATAGGTTTTAGAGAGCGTCAATACCTTACTGATTTGGGCTTAACAGAAACAAGTCAAATTGAATTCTATAAAGGCTATATTGCGCAAAAAGGCAGCAAGAATGCTGTCGATGCGTTTACTAAAGCAACTATTAACAATTTAACCAGCAACATTGCCTTATACGAAGAATGGGCAGTACGTGTGGGTGAGTATGGCGCATTAACTAGCAACCCGTTTGTTGAGATTGCGCTTGATGAGAACATATTCGGTGTGAACCCAAGCGTGGCACGCTTTGTGGACCCAGCAGATAACAATATTGCTGATGGTATTAGTGTGTTTAATAGCAGCCAATTGTATAAATCTTATGGTTCTTACACTGCTAATATCGCATTATACAGAACAGAAAATAGCATTGTAGACAATGATATTCCTACAGCAGGATATGTGAATATCAATGATGTTGACACGCAGATATTTGATCTAACTAACTACACAGATCTAGATGGTAAAATTGGTAGCATGGGCAGTGGTTACTTAATTTGGGTAGCCAAAGACTTTACGCAAAATTGGAATGTATATCGTGTAACAGAAACAAACAATCATGTTACCGCAGTATCAAATAGCCTAAACGGTTATATTACATTCACCACAGATAATCCACATGGTTTTACCAAGTACAATGTATTTTTAGTTAAAGGATTTGATGCGCAGTTTGATGGGTTCTATCAAGTATTACAAGTCACATCAGCATCAAATATGCTGGTAAAATATCACGGCCCTGTGACAGATATTGCTAGCCTAACAACTCAATCTGGCAAAGGTATACTGTTCCGTATGGATAGTATGCGCTTTAGATACATGGAAGACAGTCGTATTTACGGTTTAGATAATCCACCTAACGGTTGGCGTGTAGGCGACAAAATTTGGATCGATAACGACGCACAAACATCAGCAGTGCAAGGTCAACCATTTGGTACACAACCTAGCGGTACATGGAAGGTATATGAAAAACAATACCCATGGGTCGTGGGACAAGAGGTACAAAAAGGCATCAGTGAATATAACGCTGCTGACCAATTTGGTACTAGTTTGCGCATGAGTGCAGATGGTTTAAGTGTAGTTGTCGGAGCTCCGGGTACGAACTCTAATGTTGGCCAAGTAAGCACATTCCTTAAAGATTTTGAAGGTAATCTAGTAGAAGGATTTACATTAAATCCTGCATCATCGTTGTCATCAAACACTTATGCGTTTGGTCATACTGTTGATCTAGCAACCGATGAGATTAAGACTCTTAAACTAGCGGTAGGCGCACCTAACAGCTGGTCTGGTAACGGATATGTTTATGTATACGATAAAACAATTACTAGCCAAACCTTTGAGCGCAGTCAGGTTATTGTTGGTAATGTAGCTGATCAGTTTGGCTACAGTTTATCATTTAATCAAACAGGCGAGTGGTTATACATTGGCGCACCTGGCAACAATACTGTATACGCTTATGGATTAAATCGTTTTGTTCCTACACAAAGTCAGGTAACATCTATAAACAACAAATACACAATGTATTTGAGCAGTAATATTGGGTCAATTAATGCTGGCGACACTGTTATACAAGCAAACACTGGTGCACGTGCAACAGTGGTGAGTGTAAACTCTTATACTGAATTAGTCGTTGATACTCTTACTAACTTTGTGTCTGCAATAAATGGGTCAGATGGCAACGTTGCTTTAGGTAACGTAACGATTCTTGCTAACCTAAGTGTTGTGAGCAGTGGTAACCTTGCTGTAAAAACAGTTTACCCATTTAACTTTGCAAGTAACGCGGTAACAAATACAGTTAATTTAACGTTCACTCCTGATGCTGGCATCGCTGGAGACGCAAACAGTCTATTAGTAACTACAGCAGATAAATTGTATATTCCTGATGTTGATTATGTATTTGAATACAATAACAATAGAATTAGATTTATTAATAACGGCGACACTACAAGTAATGCTAATATTGCGGCAACTACCGTCACTATTACTCAACGTCCGTACTATACGTTAGTTCAAGAGCTACCAATTCCTACAGGAAATAGCTGGGCACAATATGGTTTTGCACTATCAAGCAGTTATAATGGCGCACAACTAGCAGTTGGTGCACCTGGAGATACTGTAGCAGACAATGACGGTGTATTACAACCAGGTGCTGGTAGCGTTTATGTGTTTGATCGTGTGATTGAAGCATTTAACACTGTCACTGATGCGATTGCTGGTACAGGTGGGCGCGATTATCAAACAGAAAATGATATACTTAGCGTATATAAAGTGACAATCAGCGGCATTGAAGTTAACGACTATACTGTAGTTGGTACAAATATTATTAGATTTATTAACCCACCAGCAATTGGTCAAACGATCTTTGTTGAAGTAAACAAATTTAATCTACTAGAACGCTTAATTGGTGTAGATAGTTTAACAGGCGGATTATCAGCTATCCAAGCAAATGCTGCATTTGGCACAAGTTTAACAATTTGTTCTAACAACTGTGCGATTTACATTGGTGCACCATACTACGATAACGGCACTGAATATAACAGCGGTGCTGTGTGGAAATTCCACAATCGAGGTAGATTGTATGGTACCGACACTGGCTATGTACAAAATCCAGAATTTACCCCAATTAATACGATCCGCTTAAACAACTTTGAAGTTCGTATTAATCTTGGTCTCGAAGCTAACTTAACGGTTGCTGCAGGCGATTGGATTACACAGCCTAGCACTGGTGCAAATGTCCAAGTATTAGAAAGCACAACAGGTAACTATATTAAAGTTTCTAAATACCAAAACGCTAATGTGTTTGATATTGGTGCTAATGTCGCAGTTAACAGTGCGTGGCCTACAAGTAACGTAGCAGTGCGCTTAACATCACTTGATGAATTTGTAGGAGATATTAACAGTGCTAACATTTTTGGTGTTACTGCTACTAATGTCAACGGCTACTTACGTTTAGATTCAGACGTTACTGTGGCTAAAGATCAATTACGTATTCTATCAGGCACATTGTATGATGGTGCTGGCCCATTAGCTGAAGCTGAAATGATCGTGTTTGCATTCATGCAGATTATTGTAAACCCATTTGGTCTACCTGGTGAATACTTTGGCAACAAAGTTAAATTAGCAAGCAACGCATACATGTTGATTATTGGCAGTGCTCGTGGCACTACTAAAAACTTTACAACATTTGATGTAAGCACTACAGAAAATGGCACAGTAATTGATTACAACACTACTAGATTCCACGATAGTATTCCGGGCAGTGGTAGTGTTTATGTCTACGAATTGTATGATGATCCTCGCGATGCTGTAGAAAATCCAGGCCGCTATGCTTTTGCTCAACAGTTAGATCCAGGAAGTCTAGTACAAGGCGGCCAATTTGGCTATGCACTAGATATTGAAAATAATTCTATTACTATTAGTGCTCCCGGTGCAACTGTAGACGGAGCGCCAGACGGTTCAGGCACAGTGTACGTGTTTAATAATCCCACAGGCGGCCGTGGTTGGAATCTAATTCGCTACCAAGAAAAGCGTGTTGATTTAGACAGCGTAACACGTGCTTACCTGTATAACAGCCAAACCAATTTAATTGAAAATAATTTACAATTCATTGATCCTGCTAAAGGACGTATACTTGGCCAAGCTGAACAAGAAATTAGTTTTAAAACAGAATACGATCCTGCAATTTATAACCGTGGCTTTAACCCTAAGGCTGACATCAATCAAAATGTTTACTGGGGTGAAAACTACGTGAGTCAAGTATGGTGGAACTTGAGTAAAGTTCGCTATGTTGATTACGAACAAGATACTTTAGTATACCGCAGTCTACACTGGGGCAACTTGTTTGAAGGTAGCTCAATTGAAGTAAATGAATGGGTTAAAAGTTCAGTCCTACCAAGCCAATATGTAGAGTTTGGCAGCGACGGCGTGCCGTTATATGCAGACGATAGTGCTTACGTTGAGGAAATATTTGTAGACCCAACAACTAATATTATTACAAATAATTATTATTTCTGGGTGACAAATAAAACCACAGTGGATCCAAACAACCCAGCACGTAATATGCCTACTACTGCTATTGCTGATTTTATTAGCAATCCTAAAAACCAAGGCATACCATACGCAGCTATTATCCGCGGTGACGCTCTGGCATTCTACAATGTTGCAAATTACCTAAGTGCCGACAACGCAATCTTACACTTAGATCATCAATTGGCTATCAATACAGATATTATTCACAGTGAATACGAACTAGTACAAAAAGGAAATCCTAATAATCCTATTCCAACTAAGTTAGTTAATAAACTTATTGACAGCCTAGCAGGCATTGATAGTATAGGATCAACAGTGCCAGATCCGGCGCTTAGCCTGGCTGATCGCTACGGTATTAATGTTCGACCTCGACAAAGTATGTTTGTGGATAGACTACAAGCAATTAACGAACTAGTACAATATGCAAACAGCATATTTGTTGATAATCCTATTAGTGAACAGTTTGACCTAACAGGATTAAATGCTCAAGAGGCCGAACCCAACTTTAAATTGGGTGAGTATGATCAAGCCGTTACAACTGATGCAGAATTATCATACATTGACACAACATCATTGACTCCAGGATACCTAGTGTTAGTAAAAACTGACACAACACAAAATGGTCTATGGGTTTTATACGAACTGTCTGCAGATAAGACCTGGGCAATTTCTCGAGTGCAGAGTTATAAAACAAGTCTATACTGGAATTATGCCGATTGGTATGCAACTGGTTATACTAGTGCAACTAAACCTGATTTTAGCGTTGAAACTACAGTTGATGCACTAAAACTTGCAGGTACTGTGGGCACAGTAATTTACATCCGTAACGCTACAGGTAATAATACTTGGCAGTTAGTTGAAGCAGATGTTGATAATACTTTAAAAGTTGTGGGTATTCAAAACGGTACAATTCAGTTAGACACTAGTTTAGGCAACTACGCTAGTAATGAGTTAGGTTTTGGCAATCAAGACTTTGACAGTAAACGTTACGACCAAAACCCAAATAACGAAATTCGTGCAGTGGTATCGGCGTTGTATAACGATATCTTTATCAACACACTACAAGGTGAATTTAACAACTTGTTCTTTACATTGGTAAATTATTTACTGACTGAACAGACTTATGTTGATTGGCTATTCAAATCAAGTTTCATCAGTATTACTCATAAACTAAGAACCTTAAGCCAATTCCCGAGCTATGTAGTAGATAACCAAACTTACTATCAAAATTACATTGAAGAAGTTAAACCGTATCGTACTAAGATACGTGAGTATCTATTAGACTACACAGGTGAAGATATATTTGGTGGCGATATTACTGACTTTGATTTGCCAGCATATTATGATACACTTACTAACTATGGTATATTCCGTAGCCCAAGCGGTGAACAATCTTATGCGGACGAAGATAGTGCCACGTGGCAAACATGGCCATACAATCAATGGTACAATAATCGCACCTTACAGGTATATCAAATACAAATTGAAAATGCAGGTGCTAACTACGTAACACCTCCTACAGTAACTATTACTAGTGCTGATGGATACGGTAGTGGTGCAACTGCTGAAGCAATTATTGATGGAAACACTGGTGCAATTAGTAATATTGCAGTAACTAATAGCGGCATCGGGTATATCACCACACCAATAGTAACTATCAACGGTAGCTCTACAGAAAGTGCAACTGCGTACCCAGTGATGTACAATCCTATGGTACGTACCTTTGACAGTAAACTAAAATTCGACCGTGTAAAATATACAAGTAACGTTAAAGTTTGGTCAGCAAATACTGTTTACTACAAAACAGAATTTGATGCTAACGGCCAAATTTCAAGCGGCGATATTGTAACATACGCATTCCAAGACGGCAACGTAATGATACGCAAAGCCTACTTTATAAATGCAAATATTACAACAAGCACACAGTTTATTCCAAGTGATTACACAGTATGCCCACCAAGCTTCTTTGACAATGCTAACGATCGTATTGTGGGGTACTATGAACCTGCAGATACTATGCCAGCTGTAGACACGATTCAAACAGCAATCACAGTAGCAAATGCAGCCACAACTACTGATACTATCTATGTGTACAATGCATCAAGCCTTGCTAAAAACATGTACATCAGTGAAAGTAACGTTGCGGCTGGTTATGTTACAGGCATAATTAGTAACGTAAATATGCAGGTGAACAGCCTAGGATACTTCTTCGGTAATCTATCTAACAATAGATCGTCGATTGAAGGCATCTCAAACATGAGCGGGCTACAAGTAGGACAATATGTTACAGGCGCTAACATTGGATTTGAAGCTACTATTGTAAGTATTAATACTACAACTAATAGCGTCAACTTAACAGATACAGTTAGTGGCAACGTAACATTGGCTAACATTAGTTTCGGCGGTATACCTATTAAAGTTACACAGGTTAAATTAACAACCAACGTAACCCTAGATACCGACACTACAATCTATGCTCGTTATGATAGCTTAGAGCAACTTGTACCTGGGGTAACGTACCCAACAGCAGTAACGCAAAGTGCGCCATTTAAACTAAATCCGTTATTTGGCCGTAGCTGGGATATTGCTCCATTTGACCCTGTGCAATACAGCAAAGATGGTATAGCGTTGCTGTCATCAAGCGTATACGATCAAGCAATATACAGCTTGTATGCTAACTTAGCATTAGGTACACGTCCAGAGGACATTATTACAGCAGGCGGTCAGTTCATTGACACATATCACAGTTATGCACCAGAAGAGTTAGTTCCTGGTATCACGTTTGATACGTTGGATATGCGTGTTTATACTAAGATTGAAAATGGTGCAAATATTGTAGCTTATCGATACTTTGATAACATGATCAATCAGCCCGACCTATTGAGAATTGACGGTAGTGCTATTACTAAACTTGAAATTCCGTTGGCTATAACTGATAGTAACATCTATGTAACTGACGCAAGTATACTATATACACCTAATCCAACTTTCCTACGTCCTGGTGTGGTGTTTATCAATGGTGAACGTATTACATACTATAAGAAAACTATCTACACACCAACTGCGTGGTCTGCTAATACAGCCTACGTTGCAGGTTCGGCAATTAGTAATGATGGTACAAACTATATAGTAATCGGCAACGTGGTCGCTAATGCTTGGAGTTATGTAAATTCTGCCAACGTGCAAGTTCTTCCTGGACTAAACGTTCTGGGTCAATTGATGCGCGGAACACAAGGTACTGCTGCACCGCTAGTCCAACCTTACTGGTCAGATGTTGTTGATGCTAGCCAAGCTCAACGTGTTCCTGGCACAACATTTGGTAACCTAATGCTTACTGCTAACGTGTTACTAAACAGCGGGTCGGGCACAGCGATTGACGGCAGCGGATTAGACGGGTCAACTACTGCTGGTGCAGTATTCCTTAAATCCGGAGTGTTGGGTTCAAGTGTAATCCCAGGCATTAACAATTCGCTAGTAACTGAAGATGCGATAAATACGATAACATCAGAAAATGACGATGACCTTTATACTGAGAATTAATTTATGTCTATTAAAATAACGCAATTAGGAAATTTAACCGGAGTTTACGGTAATACTATTATACCAGTAGTAGCAAATGTCGCAGGCGACTGGACTACTGTAAAAGGTAATTTAACACAGTTTGGTACATATATAAACCAAGCAGAAATTCCGTATGGTAATATCATTCCTGTAGCTGATGCTGTTTATAGTTTAGGAACACCGTCATATCGCTTTAAAGATTTATATTTGCTAGGATCCACAATTTATTTAGGCAATGCTACTATTTCTATAGCAAATGCAGCTATTACTGCGTCACTGCCAATTACTGCATCGTCAGTTAATGCAAGTAACATAAATGTTACTAACGAACTTAATGTTAGCAATCTATCTGTTACCTCAATAACCACAACAGATCTTACTACAACCGGAACAGTTACAGCGTCTGAGATTTCTGCAACCGGTAATATAACAGCAGGCACAGTAACCACGTCTAACATTAGTGTAAGTGGTGAGTTAACTGCATCAAACTTAGCGGTATCGGGTAACACAATTAACGTAGGTAGCGCAGTACTTGATGTATCAACTGGTGCGTTACAAAGTAGTGTGCCAATCGAAGGGAATCTTACTTCAACCGCAAACTTAACTATGCAGGGCACACGTATTGAGTTTGCCCAAGGTGCTTACATTGTTGAAGAAGAAGTTTATGGTAGCCCGGGAGAATTTGCCTTAACATTAACCAGTGCCGAAGATGGTATTGTTGGTTTAAATGCTATGGATGCTAATGCTAACGTTGTTAGTAGCGTGGTTGTGAGTAACGTAGCTGTACAATTAAATGTAGCAAACATTGATCCGGGTACCGGAAATGTTAACGTTTGGTATTTTGACTCGATAGGCGGCGCAATTTTTCCAGACAACACACGACAAGATACTGCATATGATCCATCAGTTGACTATAGTAATGTTAAAGTTGCATCATATCTATCAAGTCAAAATATTGCAAGTTACAGTAATGTAAACGTTCAATCATTACTTCCATCTTATAGCGGACTTGTTGGAAATAACATGGAAGTAGGTCTTGCAAATTCTGTGTTTGTATATACACAACTATCAATAGGCGCTATAAGCCCAATTAATTATGCAAATACGGTATTGGCCGGAACAAATGAGGCCAATGGATATGTGCAATTAAATATCCAAAATATTAATACTGTGGGTAATTTGGTTAGTGCTGATTTTATTGCTACTGCGCCAAATGGCTCAGATACTACAAACTTCATCGATATGGGTATTAATGGTAACAATTATAGCCAATCGTTTTGGACCATCAGTGGTGCAAATGATGGTTATGTTTTTATCAATGGTGGACATTTAACATTAGGTACAGATACTCCCAATAAGACAGTTAGTATTCACACTGGTGGGATACTTGCTAATAATATCGTAACTACATTTAGTTCAAGTAACGTTACAATTAAACCAAACTTAGTGGTAACTAATAGCTATGTGCCATCTCTTGCAAATAGCGCAGGTGTAGCAGGACAAGTTGTGTGGGACAGTGGCTATGTTTACATTTGTGTGGCAACTAACACGTGGAAACGTGCTAATATCAGCACTTGGTAATAAAAACCATGAATAAAAACGCGATAAATAAGAATATGGACGAAAAACAACCTACTCCGCAACCTGAAAAAAATCCGGACGAGAAGAGTGGAATATATGTAGAAGGGCGTATTAAAATATTTGACCCCGAAACAAAAGAAGTATACGTAAATGGACGAGCATAAATGAATTCAACGGCGAAATTAGACATTAAAGGTTTTTTAAAGATATTTGACCCTATCAGCATGGAAGTACTTGTTGAAAAAACAAATGCCATCCATTACGAAAATTTCTCAGCGGCCCTAGCACAAAACGTAGCCAACAAAGGTACTAACTTTATTACAGAAATGCACTTTGGCAATGGTGGTACTACAGTTGATCCTACAGGCGTTATTACATATTTGCCTACTAATACTAACGTAGCAAACGCAGACTTGTACAATCCTACATATTACAAGATTGTAGATGACACAAATGCTGCTAATACAGATCCTGTGAATAACAAAATGGTAGTAAGCCATACACCAGGATTAAAATATACAGATATTGTAGTAAGTTGTTTACTTGACTACGGTGAGCCTAGCGGACAAGCGGTGTTTGATAATAGTCAAACACTCACAGGCGACTTTGTTTTTGACGAATTGGGGTTGTTTGGTTATGTAAGTGGTGCGAGCGGTCTGGGAGCAGGCTTGCCGTTGCTAACACATGTAATCTTTAGTCCAGTACAAAAAGCATTAAATCGTTTAATACAAATAGAATATACAGTTCGAGTACAAACTCTAACTAATTTGACAGCATAACTAGGAAGATAAAATGTCATACATTGTAAATTTACCAGACGGTACCTTACTAACAACAATTTTAGATGGTACTGTAAATAACACAGCGTCTAGTCTGACGCTAGTGGGTCGCAACTATAGCGGCTACGGTGAAATTATAGCAGAGGATCTAGTAGCACTACTAGTAAACTTTTCTAAAAATACTTCACCAGCTAATCCAAATACTGGACAAATTTGGTATGACAGTGGCAACAAGTTAGTTAAGGTTTATACTGGCACATCTTGGAAAAATGTTGGGTCAGCAACTTACTCATCAACTGCACCAAGTACTACAGTTGGCGGCGACTTCTGGTGGGACAGTGATGACAAACAACTATATTGCTACGATGGTACAAGCCCATATGATATTTCAGGTTGGACTTTAGTAGGCCCTGGATATAGCAGTGCATCTGGCTACGGTAAGAGTGGCGCACTATTTGAAACTATTTCAGACGGCACAACATGGCACCATGTGGTATCGATGTACATCGACGGCACACGTTATGCAATCGTATCTGAAGAATCATTCACACCTAATGTAAGTATTACTGGTTTTGGTGAACTACAGATTGGATGGAACATGAGCTCAGACGGAACTAAAGGTTACGTCTGGGGAACTGCAAACAACGCTAGTTACCTAGGTGGTCAACCAGCGGCTAATTATTTCCGTAACAACATCAATAACAGTGGCACTGGTACACTATCGATTGTAAACAACGGTGGGTTAACTGCTGGTGCATACGGACAATTTGTTGCTAATATTACAAGTAATAATGTAAGCCTGCACAACACAGTTACTGGTAGTTTAAATCTAGTAAACAAAGGTAATGTGGCACTAACAGTTACGTCATCGGGCCAAATAACAGTAAACACAGACCCAGCAGTGGCATTAGGTGTAGCAACAAAACAATATGTAGATAATAAATTCAACGACACTGTGTTATACGGTGTACCTGTTGCACCAACCGCGCCATTTGGTACTGCTAATACAATGTTAGCTACAACAGAATTCGTTGTAAACAATTCGGGATTCTACAAATACAAGATCTACCAAGGCAATAGTCATATGTGGATCAACGACAGCGGCGCAGGTAGTGCTAACTTAGTATTAGATGGCACAACCGTAATGACTGCCACAGCAAGTGGAGTAGTATTAAATAATGGTGCTACTGCTACAACACAAGGACAGACCTATAACACTTCGGGCAATAGTTTAGTTGCTACTACGCAGTTTGCTAAAACAGCAACAACATGGTGGGGCGGCAGTGCTAAGTTTGTAAGTAATATTGCACCTGCGGTAGGTGTAAATGACATTGGAAGCAACGACGGTGACTTCTGGTTCCAATACGCAGAATAATATAAGGTAAAGTAATGCCATATTCAATAACGACTACATCAGGTGCTCCAGTAGCAACCGTACAAGACGCAACGATTAATACAACATCGACCGCACTAACTCTAATTGGTAGAGATTATGCAGGATACGGTGCATTTCTTAACGAAAACTTTGTTCACCTATTAGAAAACTTTGCAGCAAATGTAGCACCTAGTCAAAAGTTAACAGGCCAAATTTGGTACGATACTAGTGCAAACACATTAAAAGTTTGGAATACGAGTATCAATGCGTGGAAACCAATCAGTAGTTCGTTGGCACAGGCAAATGAACCAGACGGCGTAGATTCGAGTCAAGGTGATTTGTGGTTTGATACTGTTAATAATCAACTCCATGCTTATAATAACGGATGGCAACTAATAGGCCCGCAGATAACAGAAACCGATGGTACTACATCTGGTTCGGTTGTTGAGGTAATACAAGATTCTAGTGATATTAATCACACAGTAATTAAACTATATGTAAGAAATACAGTAGTTGGTATTATTAGTTCTGATGCGGCATTTACACCTAAGACTTCAATCAATGGGTTCTCTACTATCAAACCTGGTTTCAACTTAGCAAGCTCCACAGCAGTCGCTGATGCACAATATAATGGTGAAACTACTAATGCAACGACATTAAACGGTGTTACATCGGCACAATTTTTACGTAGTGATCAACCGTCTACTACAGCATACGCATTAAGCGTGGGTAATTTAGTTGTTGGCAGTGCATTGGCATTGAACGAAATTACTAGTAACAGTGAAGTACAAATTCAAAGCCTACTACCTAGTTACGATTTAAACTTATATACTAATTTTTCCGGTACGCCAAGTCGTACTTTGGGTATTAGCGGAGCAACTGGTGGTGTTACTGTAGACAACGCATTAGCAGTGTTGGGAGCATTTAGTGTAGATGGCACAACTACATTATCTGGAACTATTACTTTAGGTGATGTAACTACTTTACAAAATAAAATTATACCTAGCGCAGATGGCTCGATCGATATCGGCGCTACAGCTACAAGATTTGCTAATGTACATGCTACATACTTTAATGGTATTTTTAACGGTAATGTACTAGCACAACAAATTACAGTAGGTAATGTAAATATTTCTACAACAGCAATTACAGTAAATGGCAACACTATGGCTACTCAGTCATATGTTACATCTTATGTACAAACAGCTGGCCGTAATAGTCAAGGTACCAGAACAATTAGTACCAGTGGCCCTAGTGGCGGCTCAAACGGTGATATCTGGTACCAGGTGTAACTATGCCTAAATTGTGGGTCAATGATAGCGGTACATGGAAACAAGTACAGCGTGCCTGGGTAAATCAAAGTGGCACATGGAAACCTTTAAAACAGGGTTTTGTCAACGACAACGGTATTAATCGTCAATTTTATCCCGAAGTAACAGGTAATGTAACATATTCTGTTCCAGGGCTATATACGTACACAGTTCCTGCAGGCATCACAAGCCTACAAATTACAGTAGCTGGCGCAGGAGGCGGTGGCGGCGGCGGCGACGGTAGTTATTCAGGCCATGTAGGGTATGGCGGTAACGTTGTTACTTGGACATCAAGAACTATATGGCCGGGAAACACCTTAGTTATTAGTGTAGGTTCTCCCGGACTTGCAGGTAGCACTGGCGGTGGAGCGGCGGGCGGATTGGGCGGTACAGATGCACGCGGCATATCCTACGGCGGCCGTGGCGGTAATAGTGGCGGATCTGGCTCGAGTGGCTCGGGTGGGGGCGGCGGCGCCGCAAGTTGGGTAGTAATGAATAGTGGTAATGTTGCCTGTGCCGCAGGCGGCTCAGGTGGAGGTGGTGCCGGTGTTAACTCTGCAGGGTTAGGAATACTTAATATTAGTGCTAACCCGTATACTTACGGCTCACAAGGTCAAGATAAGTCGGGAGATGGTGGCGGTGCTGGTGGTGGTGGAGGTGGTTCTCTGCGAGGTGCTCCAGGCGGCCAAACAGTTGCTGGCGATAATGGCGCATATTCTGGCGGTTACGGATTAAGCTATGTTACACCTGTACCAAGTGAAGGCGGCAATTCGTCAGGGTATACTAGCAGCATAGCATCAAACGGTGGCTCTGCAGCCGCAGATGGGTCTGCGGGATATGTTACGATTGTGCCTTTAATTTAAGAGATCGTAATCAAGATAAATAAGTATATTATTAAATAGGTTTAAAATATGTCATATACAGTTACTACAACAGCTGGTGCAACAATAGCAACAGTAGCAGACGGTACAGTAAATACCACAGCAACTAGTCTTACACTTATTGGTAAGAACTATGCTGGTTACGGTATTTTCTTAAACGAGAATTATGTTCAGTTACTAGAGAATTTTAGTAACAGTACTGCTCCTACAGCACCTTTAACAGGTCAATTATGGTATGACAGCACAAACGATATTTTAAAAGTCTACAATGCTACAACAAATACATGGAAACCTATTTCAAGCTCAATCTCACAATCAACAGCACCTTCAGCAAGTATTAGTGTAACTGGTGATATTTGGTGGGATACAACTAACGCACAATTAAAGGTATGGTCAGGAAGTTCTTGGGTAACCATTGGTCCTGCATACACAAGCACATCAGGTACTAGCGGGCCAGTTACTGAAAGTATCAATGACAGTGGTGGCAATCCTCATGCTGTTACTAAATTCTATGTATCAAATCAGGTTATTGCTATATTAAGTAAAGATGCAACATTTACACCACAGACAAGTATTCCTGGTTTTAGTACAATCATTCCAGGGTTGAACCTAATCAGTCAAAGTACTTTAGCTGGAGCACAGTTCACTGGCGCCACAACTGGCGCAAGTACATTAGGTGGTTACACAGCGAGTCAATTCTTACGTAGCGATATTGCTCAAACAACAAGTTATGCGTTTGGCGCAGCTGGCGGGTTAACTGTGGGCAGTGATTTAACATTTGATACCAGTTCAGGTACAGCAGTAGTAGCAGAAACAACGTCAAATAAAAATATACGTATTGATATAAACAAAAGTGGTGTTACAACAACAGCTTTGACAATTGCCGCAAGTACTAATACAATAACAGTAGCAAATGCTCTAGCAGTTACAGGTAATATTTCTGTAAGCGGTGGATTAACTATTGCATCAGGAAAACATATTACTCCAGCAGCTAACGCAACTAGCTTCTTAGGATCAGCAACTAGTAGATTTGCCAACGTGTACGCTACATATTTTGTTGGTCAAGCGATTACATCACAATACGCTGACTTAGCGGAACGTTTTGAAGCCGATACAACTTATGCTCCAGGTACGGTTGTTGAGCTAGGCGGAGTAAAAGAAATTACAGCAGCTGCTGAAGAACTAACAGAAAAAGTGTTTGGTGTTATTAGTACTGCGGCAGGGTTCTTGATGAACGGTGAAGCAGGCAATAATTTTACACACCCACCAGTAGCAATGAGCGGAAGAGTTCCTGTTCGTGTAACAGGTTGTGTATCCAAAGGCGATCGTTTAGTAAGCGCAGGCAATGGTATTGCACGTGCAGCGGCACGTAATGAATTAACACCATTTAACGTAATTGGCCGCGCACTAGAAGATAAGCACACGAGCGAAGAAGGCACAGTTGAAGCCATTGTAAAACTAAATAGCTAAAAGGGTATAAAAAGACATGTCGTACGCACAAGGTGGATTGATACAAGCCAATGACTATAATAATTTAGCCTGGGGTGGCAATACCACTGGTACATATAATAGTTCTGTAACAAATTTGGCACAGGTGATGGGTGTAGGGTATGGTTATAGAGGTTATGGCCAAACAATTACTGCTATTAACGTTGTAGACATTGGCAGCACAGTTACAGGTACTCAATGGGCGGGTCTAATTTATCTAACTAATCGTGCATTAGGTCACCAAAGCGGCGCAGGCGCACAATTAGGCTCAGGCGGTAACATCGGTACTACAGCAGGTAGTACAATCACAGCGTATGGTAACGTAGCAACAGCAGTTGGTACCGTTAATACTAATGCAAATACAGCATCTGCACAAGGTAGCACAACTACTGGTAGTGTTTTTACAGCTAACCCAAATGGTGGTTCTGGAACAATTTCAGGATCGTGGACTCGTACAGTTACTTTTGCAAGTGCTAATGCTGCTCGCTACTTCTTTAACTCCGGTGGTCAAATTAATTGGGTTATCACAGGTGCAACTAATAATAACGGCACGCTACGTAGTGCTGATTTAGTAACGCAATGGGCAACATATCAAGCAGGTGGCAGTGTTAAAAATAGCAGTGCAACCCCTAGAACAGGTAGCGGTGGCACACAAAACACTGCAAACACAGGATTAGGCTACTGGGCTTTAACAACATTGGCACAAGAATGTTCAAAAATTACATCAGCAAACTATCGTTATGAATATAACAGTGATTATACCACTGTAAGTTTACGCACAAATGGAGTACAAGGGTCTAACGGCGATGTAGGATCTATTTTATACATTGACTTTGGTTGGTACATGTTCTCAACTTATGCAGGGTTAAACGATAACGTTGATGTTACGGTGTCACATCGCATTGATATAGTGTATCCAGAAAGTACTTACTTGGCAAACACCTGGGGCACAGTAACTATATCATAATGGTTGCTTTTTTCTACTAGGGTCGCTATACTAGATAATTACTAGTATGAGCGACTTAAATCAATTAATCCAAGAAATACGGTTAGCCACTGACTATCAAGTCAATAAACGTATCTTACGAGAAAAAATCCAAACAGACTTACAAGTAGCACATGCTGGTGGCTTATTTAAAGTTACACCAGAGCTAATAGCGTTTATTAACAGCTGGGATAGCGATGAACTGTTCTTAGAAGATACATACCAAAATCCAATCAAAGTTAATCGAAAAGAATTTCTAGAACTGTGTAAACAGCATTATCAAATGGTAATGAATACATGGCATATTCAACATGAAGAAATCAAACGTGCCCGTAAAGTCTAGAGGGGTATTAGTATTTGCCTTCAACACAGAAAAGACTGATTATGTTCGTATAGCAGAACAAGCTGCACGACTTGTTCATCACACATTAAATCTTCCTATCACATTAGTCACTGAACCCGGTGTTATGTCAGAACACTTTGACACTACTATATATGTAGATAACACACTTAAAAATTTCAAAGTTGGTGAACAAGGTAGTTGGCGTAACGGTGATAGATTTAGAGCTTATGAACTTAGCCCATACAATGAAACCTTATTAATAGATACAGACTACTTAATGCTAGATGATAGCCTGCTTAAGTTATTTGAACAGGATTTTGATTATCGTATTATGAGCTGGAACAATAAACCTGCAACTCCTTGGTTACTAAAAATGGGAATGTATAGTCACGAGTACTTATGGGCAACTGCTATATTATTCCGCAAAACTCCCAGGGCCAAGATGTTATTTGATCTTGTGGGTAGAGTGCAACGCAATTATGATTACTATAGAAGACTATATCATATGCGCGAAGGAAACTTCCGCAATGATTATGCTTTTACTATTGCTAATAATATCTTAAATGGTTACGATTTAAACTTTGATCAAGGCATAGTTACACCTATGCTAACTTTTGCTGATGTTACAACCAGCATCGCACCTAAAGGAAATATGTTAGTGGTCAAAGAGCAAGAACGAGCCTATGTAATACCCCGCCAAAATATACACGTTATGGATAAAGGGTATCTGTTAAGTGACAACTTTAATGAATTCGTTAATACCGTATGCGCAGAGTAGATCAATATAAAGCACAGCAGGGATTTTTCACAATAGCACAGAATAGTAGTGATGTAGATTACCTACGCCTGGCATATCTACAAGCATTAAGTATCAAATTAACCATGCCTGGTAGTCTATATGCTGTAGCAGTCGACACAAATACCTTAGCGTTGGTCACAGAAGAACATCGCAAGGTGTTTGACTATGTCATTACTATAGAAAACGATGAATCAGCCTATGATGACTGGAAACTACGTAACGAATGGCAGGCATTTTTCCTGACCCCATTTAAAGAAACCATTAAATTAGAAAGCGACATAGTATTCACTCGTAGTATTGCACATTGGTGGAATACGTTCAGACTTAAGAACATAGTGCTTAGCCAAGGCTGTAGAGATTATTATGGTAATCTAAGCCGTGACCGAACATATCGACAGTTGTTTGACGATAACCAATTACCAGATGTATATAATGGCTTAATGTATTTCCGTTATAGTCCTGAGGCCGCTGAGTTCTTTTGGTATGCAAGATTGATATTTCAAAACTGGCCAGACGTCAAAAATACCTTAGTTAAATGCTACGACGACGAACCTACTACTGATGTAGTCTACGCACTTGCGGCCAAGATCATAGGTGAAGAAAAGTGTACTATTCCGGGTGTGGATTTTATTAACTTTACTCATATGAAGTCGGCAATTAATAAATTTGCTAGTACACATAACTGGCAGGACTTAGTAGTACACGAAGTTGATGCACCAATGGTTAGAATAAACAACATAAATCAATATCATCCCTTGCACTATCAAAATAAAGAATGGGTAACAGATGAATTAATCAAGGAGTATGCTGATGAATTGGCAAGAAGAGTTTGAGTCAGCCCTTCAAGCATTTGGTACTATAGTAGAAGAACCAATTGAATACCGACTGCATTACGATTTGGGCGGTAATATTACCATGTGTACTATGCAACAACACCCGACAACAACAGATTACATTGTTGTAGATCGAGAAACCTACAGCAATTATACCAAATATTGTGTTGATATTGTTAAAAAACGACTAAAAAAGATTGACATCAACCCCGGAGTGAGTGTACAATTAAAACGTAGCAATCAAGGTTATGCGGCGGCTAAAGACCACGCGGGCATTCTGTTGGAACCTGGTGAAGAATATTCTAGTGTAGAGTACTATGAAGCAAATTATTGATATAGCAGATTTAGACGTAATATATTTGAGCTATGATGAGCCCAAAAAGGAAGAGTTTTGGATTAAAATTCAGAACATGGTGCCATGGGCTCGTCGTGTAGATGGAGTAAAAGGAAGTGATGCCGCACACAAAGCAGCCGCAGACGCAAGTGAAACAGATAGGTTTGTACTCATCGACGGCGATAATATCCCGGATAGTGAATTTTTTAACCTTCAACTCAATCTCGATGATAGCAACCGTACTAAAGTTTTTCGTTGGCGAGCGAGGAATACGATTAACGGACTCCAATACGGAAACGGGGGACTTAGCTGTTGGACAAAAGACTTCGTCTACAACATGCGCACTCACGAAGCCTCAGACGGTGACGCAAAAAACGATGTAGAGTTTTGTTTCTACGCAGACTATTGGCCAATGGCAGACTGTTATAGTACAACATATCCTAACCAAAGCCCATTCCAAGCCTGGCGTGCAGGATTTCGTGAAGGTGTTAAGATGTGTTTAGATCGCGGAGCGAAGCCCAGTCTAGAAGAATTTGAAAAGCGTGTACATAGTCGCAACTATGACAACCTGTGTATTTGGCAAACAGTTGGAGCAGATGTTGAAAACGGATTCTGGGCAATATATGGCGCAAGACTTGGAACATATATGACTATGCTACGTGACTGGGATTATAAATTAGTACAAGACTTTGACCATCTGGCATTTTTATGGGAATCATTTAGTAAAGATGACCCAACAGCCTGCACTAATGTAGGCGATACCTTACGCACGCGGTTAGGGTTGCCTATTGTAGATATGGATCCAGATGAAAGTAAGTTTTTTAAGCACCACTATAAGAGTAATTTCCGCAATAAAGGAATAATGGAACGTGAGTAAATCAAAATTTATGTCAGCTGCAGAAGAAATGCAGGACAAGTTAGGTCCTAGTCTCTGTTTAGCCAAATGGCAACAGGTAAGCCTACACTTACCAACCGGACTTAATAACAGTTGCTACCATCCGCCATTGCATGAAATGGATGCGCAGGTAGTTGAGTTTCACCCCAGTGCTATTCATAATACACAGTATAAGAAAGAGCAACGTAAAAAAATGCTTGAGGGCGAACGTCCTAAGGAATGTAACTACTGCTGGACTATGGAAGATGCAGGACACCTGAGTGATCGTCACTACCGTAGTGGCGAGCCATGGGCGGCAGAACACTATGATGCTATTAAGAATATGCCGTGGGACGCAGATGTTACTCCTAGTTATGTAGAAGTAAACTTTAGTCACGGGTGTAACTTGGCATGTTCATATTGCAGTCCGCAGTTTAGTACAGAATGGCAGAAAGACATTGACCGCTGGGGTGCTTATCCAACTAAACAACCACATAACGACCCTATGCACTTTAAGGGTCGCAGACAACCTATCCCTGTACGTGAAAACAATCCCTATGTTGAAGCATTTTGGGCATGGTGGCCAGAGCTATATCCACAACTAAAACACTTCCGTATGACTGGGGGTGAGCCATTGATGGATAAGAACACACATCGTGTGTTTGATTATATCCTTGCGGCACCTAAAGCAGACCTGCACGTTGACGTTACAAGTAACTTTAGTGTAGAGCCACAACTGTTCAACAAGTACCTAGACAAAGTTAAAGACTTATGTACAGGCACAAAGATTGAACACTTTATGCAATATGTGAGTATAGACACAGGTATCCCGGAACATGCAGAATACATTCGTCGCGGATTAAATTATAATCGTCTTAACGAATATGTTAATCGCTTTTTAACAGAAATCCCAGGCCGGAACAGTTTAACGTTTATCATTACAATGAATAACCTCAGTATCTTAGGTCTGAAGAGATTATTAGAGCAGATTTTAATCTTGCGCAGACTCCACAGCACTACATATCAACGTGTGTGGTTTGATACTCCTGTATTGAGAACCCCACATTGGCAAAGTTTGCAAATCTTACCAGAAGCGTATGTAGGTATCCTAGAAGATGCTGTTAAGTGGATGGAGCAACATAAGATCGAAGAAGGTAGTAATCGCTTTGATGGCTTTAAAGACTATGAAATTCAACGTATGAAGCGCGATATTGACTGGATGAAGAAAGGCAAGAAACTAAGCGAAAAATATATTAACGATACACGTGCTGACTTTTATCGTTTCTTTAATGAGTACGATAAACGTCGTGGAGCATATGACGAATATGCTAAACCGTTTGAACTTGTATTCCCGCAAATGAAAGAATTCTGGAACGAATGTAAGTACCATGCCGAAAATTGATTTATACACAGTACGAGATCAGGACAATTTTGTATTTGATAATTTTTTAGATAACATTAATTTAATTGAAGTTGCTGATCTTAATCAGTTATGGAACCAGGATCATCACTATGTGGTACTTAATAGAAATAAGATCCTCAGCCCCCACAACACAGTGATCAACGGAATTGATAACAACATCAGAGAGTTCTTATCAGCAAACTCCAAGAACAAAGTAATCATAAATGATTATCATGAAGTAAGTAAAGGCCATTACGATTTTTTAAAGAAATACGATTTACTTAAATTTGCAGATAATCGTCAATTATTAATTATTGCTACAGATATGCCCAATGATGGATTTTGTGGCATAGATATGCACTTACCTATAATTGTATCTCCTCAAAATATTGCAATCTCTCTACAAAATTTTGAAAAAATATACGAGAAAACAAATAAACCCTATACATTTTCGTGCTACAATGGTAGAGCATCATCGCATCGTGTTGTGTTAATCGAAATGTTAAGCCAATCTGGTGCGCTTGATAATGCGTTGTGGTCTTTAAACTCTACAAATTTTGATACAGCATACATACGTGAAATGTATGGGATAAGCCCATCGCTAGACCATGTACGCTTACATAGTGTTCCTGATGAATATGAACATTATAAAAATATAGTGCAGAACAATATTTGGGGGACTGACATCCATGATATTAAAAAGGTGTGGGGCGCTGACGATCACTTAGTTAAACCAATGGTACCAAATTTGTACATTGATACCTATTTCACAGTGATTACAGAAACTAATTATGAAATTGGTGTGCAACCATTGACTGAAAAGATATGGCGACCTATTCTAATGGGCCACCCATTTATATCTGTAACTACTCCATACTATTATAAGACACTTAAGAAAAATGGTTTTAAAACATTTGGCTCGTTAATTGACGAATCGTTTGATGAAATTGAGAATCCTGCTGATAGACTAAAGAGAACGGCTGAAACTATAATATCATTATCAAGAATGTCATTGGATGGGCTAAACTCATTTTTAAAGGAAGCGCGAGCAATTTGTGAGCATAATCGAGAAGAGTGCCTGTCGAGGTATGGTCGACAACTATTAACTAATCATACTAACATGCGCAATTTTCTAATAAAAAATTTCAACTATGCCTAAACAATCCAACGAAACATTAATAGAATATAAAGAGCGTGTCATTGACACTAAGAGTGCTAGCTTCTGTGGAGCCAAATGGTACAATGCTACTATCTGGTTAGGATCAGGGCAGACTACCAGTTGCCATCACCCCTTGCCGCATGCTATCAATGAACAAACAATTATGTTCAACCCTAAAGCAATTCACAACACTGAAGAAAAGAAAGACCAGCGTCGTCAAATGCAAGCAGGTGAGCGACCAAGCGGGTGTGAGTACTGCTGGAAGTTAGAAGATGCCAAGGCCAGTAGTGATAGAATTTATAAAACAATTATTTACAGTGATGAGGACTTAAATGCAGCATTTAATACACCGCCTGAAGCAGACGTTAATCTACAAACTTTGGAGATCGCATTTGACCGAACTTGTCAGTTTGCTTGTAGCTATTGTAACCCTGCTTTTAGCACTGCCTGGGTACGAGATATTAAGCGCAATGGAGCCTATGAACATCTCGTATCTGACGGACGCAATCACTTTACTCACCCTCATGATAGCAGTCAACTTTTTACACCTGATCAGGTTAACCCTTACGCTGAGGCGTTCTTTGCGTGGTGGGAATCAGACTTACACAAAACCTTAAAGGAACTGCGTATCACAGGTGGTGAACCTCTGATGAGTCCATACCTGTGGCGATTGATTGATTGGTTTAAAGCAAACAAAGGCAAGAGTAAGACACGTCTTGCTATTAACAGTAACTTAGGATTTGAACGTGAAAAACTTGAAAGACTTTTGGATGCGTGTGAAGGCATCGAACTTGATATCTATACCAGCAATGAATCTTGGGGCCGCCATGCCATGTATATACGCGATGGTTTGGATTGGAGCCAGTGGGTTAATAATGTACGTTATTTACTGGATAGTAAGAAACTGCGAGGCCTCCATGTTATGTGCACCATCAATGCCCTTTGTTTATTTTCACTAACAGAATTATTATGGGAAATTGTTGAGCTTAAAAAGAAATATGGCAAAGATAGTATTAACTTTACTCTAAACATCTTACGATTCCCAAGTTTCCAAAGCCCACTAATCTTGCCCTTAGAGTTCAGAGAAGAAGCGTGCCGCAAACTAAATCACTTGTTTAACGCCTCACTAAAAATAGGTAATCTGGATTATCTACATGAATTTGAACGTGAACACATTGTTAGATTGATGACTTACTTAAGAGACGTGGATAGTCCGCACAGTGGGGCACTAAGTAAAGAAATCTTACAGCGTGACTTTAAGAACTTCTACCAACAATACGACCAGCGCAGAGGAAAAGACTTTAAATATACTTTTCCAGAACTAAAAGAGTGGTACGATAATTTATGATTCTAGCATTTGGTTGTTCGGTTACACACGGAGCAGATTTAGTACATCCGGGTCAGCACAGTGATAATATAGAATTTAGCTATCCTAATCTTATTGCTGATGCCCTTGGCGAGACATGCCTAAATCTTGCTGAATGTGGGATTAGCAACGAAGGTATATATCACAAAGCATTAGATGTATTAAACAGTAAGGGGCCTGAAGTTACCAGGGTGATCATTGGCTGGACCAGTGATGTTAGAGAATATTGGCGAGCCGACGGTAGAGATTGGTATTTTATCCCTAGCTGGTGCGCCACTAACAAGGTTGGTGCAGAATTAAGGTATTTCAAAGACTATACCGACAGTGATATTGACTCGCATCCTCGACTATGTAGTGATGATGAAGCATATTTAGAACCATTGGCTAACATGTACAATTATCTAATGCGTTATAAATTTGATCCAGAAGAATACAAGTACAAGAAGTATAATTATATTTCGAGTATTAGAGACTATTGTACATTGTACAACGTCAAGTTGATTGAAACTTGTTGTCTGAGTCCAGTATTTGGTATTACAAACCTAGACAACTTTGGCACTTGGCGTCAAGGTCTAGGACACCCAACTCGTCAAGATCACAAACAAATAGCACAGCAGATATTATTAACTTTATGAGTGATAAACAACAAGACGAATACTATAAGAATCATCACTATCACACACGTAAGCCTGTGTACATAAGTGAAGATAAACTACGTCCTGATCAATTAGATAGATTAGTTAACAGTGACTATTTCTGTATGATTCCCTGGATCCATCTTCATGCCTTTCCCGACGGTCGTGCTTATCCTTGTTGTTTGGGCGACGACCGGCATCCTGTGGGTAGCTTTAAACAAGACAGTATGGAGACTGTTTGGAATCAAGAAGCATACCGAACAATGCGTACTAACATGTTAACAGAAAAGCCCTGCAAAGAGTGTACTAAATGTTACGAGCAAGAAGCCGCAGGCTTTATGAGTATGCGTAACAGTACAAATAAAAACTTTGGGCAACACATTAACATTGTTGATCAGACATTGGCTGATGGTACTATGCCAGAGTTTAAATTGCGCTACTATGATATTCGCTTTAGTAACTTGTGTAACTTTACCTGCCGTACATGTGGCGGATGGTTCTCTAGTAGCTGGTATACTGAAGAGGAAGAGATTTATGGCAAGCGTAACTATCCCAGAGTTATGTTTGCAGGCCGAACAGAGTTAGATATGTGGGAACAACTAGAACCACATATTCCTTATCTGGAGCAAGTATACTTTGCTGGCGGCGAACCTATGATGATGGAAGAACACTATCGCATATTAAAAGAATTAGTCAAACGTGAAATGTTTGATGTTAAGTTAATTTACAATACAAACTTCAGTCGCTTGAACTTAAAAGACGACAACGTTCTAGACTATTGGAAACTATTTAAGAATGTAAGTGTTGGTGCTAGCCTAGATGGTATGGGTGCTGTGGGCGAATATATACGCAAAGGCACTAAGTGGGATCAGATTGTTCGCAATCGTGAACAAATGTTAGCAGTAACACCCGACACTGACTTTTATGTTAGTTCAACCGTTAGCTTATACAATGCTCTTCATGTACACCACTTTCATCGTTATTGGTCGGACCAAGGACTAGTGAAACCACAGGATTGGAATATTAATATCTTACAAGGCCCGGACCGCGATAGGATTGACGTATTACCTAAGGTGTATAAAGAATTAGTAACAGAGCAGGTTACTGAACACATTAAGTGGTTACAGCCACTAGATCACTTACAACGTGCTACCAGTGGATATGAAGGTATGCTAAATTTTATGAATAGCACTGACAATAGTCACTTATTAAAAGAGTTTTTCCGTGTAAATGATATACACGATAAGTACCGTAATGAATCATTTGAACAAGTATTTCCAGAATTAATAGATTTGAGATCCAATGCTACCTGAAAAAATTTGTATGCTACCTTGGATTAGTATAGAAACTAGTCCTATAGGCACAGCTCGTCCGTGCTGTCTTGCTGTGGACGAAATTACCAAACCCGGCGGATCTAAATATAACCTTAAAGAAAATACCTTAGAAGAAATATATCACAGCGAGTACATGCAAAATCTTCGCAAAGAATTTCTTGCAGGCAATAAACCAGAAACATGTCGTCGTTGTTGGGACGAGGAAGCTGCAGGTCGAACAAGTAAACGTATTAACAGCAAAATTAGATTAAAGGAATATTATGACTCAGTTGATTGGAATAATCTTAACCCTGATCAGTTGTGGTTTATTGATCTTAAGCTCGGCAATATTTGTAATCTTAAATGTCGTATTTGTGGGTCTTGGAGCAGCAGTAAGTGGGTTAACGAAGAAATAGCCTATGTAAAAGGTTTAACTAATCGAAAAGAACATTTAGCCTACAAGTTTTTACAAGATGGCGCCTGGCCCAGAGAGACAGAAGTGTTCTGGGATAACTTACGTACTCTATTACCTAATATCAAATACTTTGAGTTTACAGGCGGTGAGCCCTTCCTTATCCAACAACACTTCGATCTATTAGAGTACGCTGTTGAACACGATTTTGCTAAGAACATTGAAATACATTACAACACTAACGGCACTGTTTTTCCTGAGCAACACAATTTATGGAGTCACTTTAAACATGTTGAAGTAGCATTCTCAATTGACAACACAAATGAAAGATTTGAATACGAACGTTACGGGGCAAAATGGGACGAAGTACAGGCCAATTTAGCTAAGTTTAATCAACTACGCAGTAGTAAATTTAGTACACAATTATGCTTAACTGTTAATATTCAGAATGTTTATTACCTTCCAGAAATCTGCGATTGGATATCTACGCAAACATTCGATCATGTATACTTTAATATGTTACATGATCCTTGGCACATGTGTATTAGTCGGATGACTTTGGCTGCTCAGGAGTTAGTAATCATGAGCTTGACTAACCATAAGTTTGATTCTAAGTATCGTGCTGAGATTTTGAGAATTATTAAGTTTATACAAAATGGTTTGGGCAGTGATGGGTTAGAATTCTTATCTAAGATGAAACAGGCTGACGAATATCGCAATCAAAGTTTTTTAATTACTCATTACGATACAGCAAAGGCGATGGGATATGAAAAATAACATAGATCAAATATATAAAGAGTTTGGAGAAGACATCTGTTTATTTCCGTTTTTGGCTGCATTTTATACAACATTTAACATACCGTATGATCCCGCAGGAAACAAGATAGCCCCTTGTAGTTTGTACGCAAATCACAAAACAGTCAATGACGGGATTATTAATTCTATTAACACCGATGAATGGAAAGACCTAAGAAAAAATTTCACCAAAGGTTCTTGCCATACGTGGGAACACTGTAAAAAATGTAGTAATGCTGAAAAAGCATTTGGGCATAGTTCTCGAGTTTTAAACAATAGTTATTTTGCAGACCATTTACAAGTTGACATTGTCGATGAGGTCAAACATATTATAGACAATGATTATACGGTTGAAAAAATATATTCGTTAGATTTTTTCCCTAGTAATTATTGTAATTATGAGTGTATCATGTGTAATGCTACTTCATCGTCAAGTCGGTATGTTTTTGACCGTAAGATTTATTTCTTAACTAATGTAAATTTAAATCCCAACGAAAAAATAGAATTTTTAGACGCAGATAGAGATTTTGAGGAAGTGCTCTCAACTGTTGAGATTATTAATTTTGCTGGGGGCGAAACCTTAATGCAACAACAAGTTCACAAGGTCATTGATTTGATGATTGAGAAAGATCTAGCAAAGAATGTAACTATATCTTTATTAACTAATGCTAGTAAATTCCCTGAAAGATTACTAGTACAATTACAACAATTTAAAAATGTTTTTTATACTATTAGTATCGACGGGATTGGCGACGTAATTGAATATCAGCGCAGAGGAAGCAAGTGGTCTGTAGTTGAAGAAACAGCACTTAAAATTAATCAACAGTTTGGTTCTGTGGTAAATTATGTTGCAACCGCAGTAAATGTATTTAGATTTGCAGAGTTTATAGAATGGGCAAGCAAGAATAAGATTGATAAAGTGATTCTAAGTATAGTATTTGATAAAGAATATTTGTCTGTGTCGGTCATACCCAATGAGTTGAAAGATAAAATAATAGCAAACCTCCAGACTGAGAAAACTAAGCACACTCAATATTATGCTGATCTACTAGATCAAATGATTTCAGTGCTTAATGCGAATAAACATACGCCTGAATTACTACCAGAGTTCATTGAACGAATTAAAATAGAAGATACAGCAAGTAAAAAACCATTAGTAGAAGTGATTCCTGAATGGGCACCTTATCTAAATGCTTAATCTGGTTAGAATAGGCCCTACAGATTTTAGTAGCGACTACTTAGAGTGGATATTTGCAAAATACTTTACATTGTCCAATTTTGATCCCAATAAGAGCTACAACCAAGATTATTTGTTTGTGTTTAGTAGACCAAATAACTATGCCGAACATATTCTTTCTAAATTATTGAAGAATGGCCATAGAGTAATTGTTGCTAACCCATGGGAAGCTCGCCCTTATCTTTTGTCAATCGACTACGCAGAATATCAAGATCAAATACTAGTTATTTTAGGATGTAAAAATCCGTTTGACTACGGATGGAAAAACGTAGTTAGTGTACCTCGCTGGTTTTGGTTTAATGAACATTTGTGGTATACTTGTGATCACTCGATTAAAGAATCAATAGAAAGATATGTACCTAATAGGAGCAACAGTAAACTATTCTTAATGCCCATGCAACGCAGTAAAAAATTTAGAGATGCTATAGTTGACCGATTAGAATCTAATTTAGATCAGGCTGTGTGGAGTTATGTAGAACGATGGGGAGGAACAATAAGTTTGCCTCGCTACACAACTAGTCCGTTTGAAACTATTCGTCCTGACAGGGTATTTGAACCAGAATGGTATAATCAAACATATTTCAGTGTAGTAGTAGAAACCGCAGTCAATCGATTGCAAGACATAACAAAAGAAACTTCCGGGCTACGCAGCGAAGATTATCCATGTGATGTGTTTGTAACAGAAAAAACATTTAAACCAATTGCATTTCAACATCCATTTATGGTAATAGGAATGCCAGGAACGTTGGAGTTTTTACGAAGCAATAGATTTGAAACATACGAAAATATATTTGACGAGTCGTATGACAATATGTTATTATTTGAGGATAGACTAGAAAAAGTCTCAATGAATATTAAAAATTTTAGCACTAGTAAGTATTCAGATTCTGTAACAGCACAGAAAATTGAGCATAACTATTTTAGATTCAATAACAGGGGTCTGGTACTGGAATATTTTAAACAGGATATTATTGATCCAATATATGAATTTGCCGCAAAAGCCTAGAACACTATGTTTGGCACCTTGGGTACACACATACCTAAGTCCTCAGACTGAACGCAGAATGTGCTGTGCCAGTCGCGAACCTGCACAGAACTTTAAGCAATACATTGACACAGAATCTGGTACTGGCAAGTATATTCCTATCACCTTAGAAGAACATTGGAATAGTGCGCACATGAAGAGTGTGCGCCGCCGTATGATGGCAGGAGAAATATTGCCTGAGTGCGAAGTATGTAATGACAAGTTACTTAACACAGCCGTTTACCGTAGTTATTTTGATAGCCTGTTTGGCCATAAGTACGAGTATGTAATAGCGAATACTGATAGTGATGGCGCTACTAGTGTTCGTCCAGTAAGCTGGGATTATCGTTTCAGCAATCTATGTAATTTCAAATGTCGCATGTGCGGTGATATGCTTTCGAGCGCATGGGAGTCTGAGCAACGTCAACATAATATGATCAATTTTGCGGATCCAAAGAATAATTGGATGATGCCTGAAGTCAAGAAACAAATTGAACTATTCCAATCAACACAAATTGAGCAAGAGTTCGCTAGTGCAGTCGAGAACCATCAAGTAGAAGAAGTATATTGGGTAGGCGGAGAGCCCTTAATGTACGAACAACATTGGCGCTATATGCAGCGCATTGTGGAGTTAAATGATGGCCCTAAACTGTACGCACGCTATAACACAAACCTTAGTCGGGTTGACTATCGTGGCACTAATTTATATACTGACATTCTTGCTCACTGTCGTGATTGGCAAATCTGTGCAAGCCTTGATGGAACCGGCGCCGTTGGCGAATACATTAGAACAGGACTTGACTACAATCAATGGATTGATAACTTCAGTCAGGGACTTAGAATCGCAAGTCACAGACGCCAAATGCGAATTGACTTTACTCTCACGCTCCCAGGCATGTTTGAAATTGAAAACATTGCCCGCCTTGCTGAGACCCTGGAAGTAGATTTACTGACTAAAGTTGTCTTTAGTTTCTCACCCGACATTATCATGTCGCCTCTTGCCCTGCCCAAGGAGATATTGCATCCTTGGATAGACGAATATCTAGGTAGCGCCTGGCTTCACAGCTCGTTGAGGGACATGTTAGAGAATCTAAAGACACGCCCTACATTTGCTGAGCAGTGGCCCAATGAATATCAACAGGGTCTTGCAAAAGGCAAAGCTCGTATGCTACAATTAGAAAGCATACGCGAAAACAAAATTACATTAGAAGATATTTTTGGACTTAGAAAAGACGTTTATGACTGGTACCGCTCAATCTAAAATTAGAATCGTATTACGAAATCCTTTAGATTTTAACGATCAAATTGATTATACAATACAAGCATACGACAGTGAACTATCACAAGATTGGATAGCGGCGCTCAAAGGCTTATTAACAAACAGAAACTTATTAGAAAAGAACTTTTGCTTTTTAGGATTCCCCAAAACAGCTCGCACAGTAGAATATCTATGCGAAGAGTTAAATCAAAGTGTAGAAAAAATTAATCAATTTAACTACTCTGGCATATGGAAAAATAACGGTCTAGACTATTACTTTATTGAAGATTGGTTTCACCCTAATACGGTTAGATTCTCTGATCAGTACCCGATTAACATTCGCGGTGACAAAGATACTGCCCCTGGCAACATGGATTTAGAAATTGGCTTAGGTACTAAACAGCAGACAATGAACAGACTGCATAATCACTTTGAAAGATTGCAGGGCACAGTGTGGGATTTAAGTCCATACTATAAATTAGCAGATGACGAAACAAAATATGCAATACGTCAACTAAACAATATTTGTCATGAATTAGAAAGTTTGATCCTTAGTCAGAAAAAAGCACAGGTAATGCCCGAGTGGACACGACCTAGTCAGATTACCACATTCTTACATGCGCAACGACATGAGCTTAAAGATCAACATCGCGATGGTTTCCTAACTAACGGATATGATCGCAAATTTGGACATGTGTACATGCACTGGACCCAAATTGGCAAAACACTATTTGAAGTATGGCGTGACGAACACGCACCTAAACTAAACGTTGGTAATGATCCGACTGATATCAGCATAGGCAGTGGGGCTACTTGTGAAGCAATTAACAGCCTTAAATTCTATAGCGGTGAGTTTGATATTGAATGGGGCAATGATGTAGTATACAATGAAAAGTATTGGTGGCATGTAAGTGAAGTTGATAGATTTCACGCATGGTTGTCTGACAACGGTGTGGACAGTAATAACAAATATCTGAGTTTAGGATACTTACCTCTGGGTGAAGTTGAGCTACAAAAAAGTTTTGGTACTACGGACAGTTTTGCTATTTGGGATATACTAAGTAGCCATTTAGATATTGCTGAAATAGAAGTAGATGGAGTATCCAATACGTTTGATTATTGTTGGAGCGATGACAATTATAGACAAATGCAAATTGATATGATGAAGCCAGGATATGATTATAGTAGCAGGGGGTGATAGCATGGTGTGGGGCAGCGAATTAGCTGATAGCCCCAACGGAGGACCTAACGGGTACAGTCGTAATACATGGCCTGCGCTGTTGGCTACTAACGGTTACATTTGTGCAGCATATCCGGGCTATTCTAATTATGAAATCGCTAAAGATCTAAAATTGGTAATTAAAGACCATATAGATATTCCATTTGTTATTGTCTGTTGGACTTGGCCTACTCGAGATAAAACATATACAAGTGATCGTGTTATAAGAGAATTCGAGCACCATTGTAAATATCACGGCATACCGTATTTGTTTACCTGTGTTGATAATTGCTTATTTGATGTGGTGGATTATACAAAATTGGATATGGCAAATTGGTTCATGTTTCCATCAGCCGAAGAAGATTATAATACACAAACACCAAGAGGCTTTTATCAGTGGGCTGTGGAAAATAAGTACAGTGTAGGCCCTGAGTTTCATCCCTTAGAGGATGCACACAGAGATGCGGCAGAATTAATAAGGAGTAAATTCGATGAATTGGTTGAAAAGTTTAATCAACAGAATCAAGCTAGAAATTCGTTATCGTAAGAAGTTAAAAGAACTTCGCAAAAGAGACCCATTTATCTACAAATAATGCGTTTACTAACGGTCGGCGATAGTTTTACCTACGGAGAAGAACTAGCAGATTTAAATTCTGCTTGGCCTTTTCTATTAGGTCAACGATTAGGATACACCGTTACTAACTTGGCTAAACCGGGTAGTGGTAACACACGCATGGTGCGTCATTGTGTTGAACAAATTGACTATTATGACATAGTTATTATTGCGTGGAGTCATTTTGCACGTATTGAAATGTCAGATGAAAATGGTTTTTATGATTTGTGGCCAGGGTGTAGTTCACTGCCACATAAACAATATAGTCCGTGGCGCCGAGAAATCATTGATTATGTTAGTAGACATCATAATGATGATTACTTATATAGACAATATTTGTTAAACATTATTTTAGTACAACACTTCTTAAAAGCAAATAATAAAACCTACCTAATGCTTGATAGTTTTGGTAATCATCAGGCAAACAATCGTACTGCTAGTACTAATCAAGATTTGTTAGATCAAATTGATAAAACGTTTTATATAGGCTGGTCCAACGAAAGCATGATGGAATGGACATACGGGTGTGATATGGGCCCGGCCGGGCACTTCTTAGACCAAGGCCACAAGATTGTTGCGGATAAGATATACAATCACATGAAGGACTTAGCGTGGGACGTTTAATTGCTGGTGGTGATAGTTTTATCTACGGTGACGAGCTACAGGATTGCCTGGGGGTTAGAGCCAGTGATAATGTGTACCCGGCACTAATCGCTAAAGAATTAAACTTGGAGTATGTATGCGCGGCAGGATCGGGCTACGGCAACGACAGCATTCGTCGCACAGTAATTGATGCCTGCGAATCAAACGTAGATGTTGAATTAGTGATTGTTCAGTGGAGTTTTGCTTGTAGATATGAATTTTACTTTAGTAAATTTGGGTGGTACAATCTTGGTGCGTGGAGCATAATTGATGATCCATCTGAGATCAAGAAAACTTTTAAGATAGATAACCCAATAGTGCTACAACACCACATCGACACACTAAACAAGTTTAAAGACCTAGGCATAACAGACTTTGCTAAAGTTTTCTTTAAAAAGATAGCATCCGACATGTACTACGAACAATACAAGTTTTTGTCAGAAGTAGTAATGTTACAACAGTATTTAGAAATAAAAAGCATACCATATATGTTTGCATCAGTGAATAAAGACATATTGCGTGACAGTTCTGAATACGCAGATCAAAGTATTAGGTCGTTAGAAGGATTGATTAATAAAAAGGATTGGATGTGGTTCCCTAATCAACAAGGGTTTTATCAGTGGGCACTTGACAATAATTTTGCATTTGGTACAACACATCCATTAGAAGAAGCACACATAGAAGCGGCACATTTAGTATATGAACATCTTAGGTATATCAGCAGGATTTCATGATGCGGCAGTAACCGCACTTCGTGATAATAAAATTGTTTTTGCTGGGCATAGTGAACGCTACAGCAAACTTAAGCACGACCCAAATTTAAACAAAGAACTATTACTTGATGCTTACAAGTACGGCGGCCCATTTGATCTTATAGCCTACTACGAAAGACCTTGGGCAAAGTTCACTAGACAATTATATGCCGGCCAGTACTACGATGCTTTCCATCCTTACAATCTAAGAAAACAATTAGTTGACTTATGGCCTTGGGGTACGATACCACAAATCAAAACATACAACCATCACCTGAGTCATGCGGCTGCCGGATTCCAAACAAGTCCGTACACAGATGCCACAGTAGTAGTAATTGATGCTATCGGCGAGTGGGATACTATTAGTATCTGGAGTGCTTGGTATGATGAACGAGGCGGTGGCGCCAAATACAAACGGCTATGGGGTCAAAAATATCCACACAGCATTGGCTTAATGTATTCAGCCTTTACTAAAGCCGCTGGATTGAAACCCTTAGATGAAGAATATATCTTAATGGGTATGGCCGGATGGGGCAAGTATGATAGCCTTAAGCAAATGGGATTTAATCATAGCATTGTTAATAGTGACCAAGATATAACATTTAAACATAACTTTCATTTAGGTGTACCTAAGGAAGTAAAGCGTCCAGTAAAAGACGAAGATATGGCCTATGCAGCACAGGAACTAACTGAAGATCTAATTAGTGATGTAATGATAAAGGCTACTAAACTAGGAGTTAGTAGTAACTTAGTTTACTCGGGTGGAGTTGCTCTTAACTGTGTAGCAAATAGAATACTAGGAGAATATTTTGATAAAATTTGGATTATGCCTAATCCTGGCGATGCTGGCAGTAGCCTTGGCGCAGCTGCAATGGCGTATGGCGGAAGATTGGTTTGGAATACTGCTAGCCTGGGTCATGATATTACTGGCCCTTACCCTGTTAAAGATATCATTTCCGAGTTGGCTACTAATAAAATTGTTGGGGTAGCCAGCGGTCGTGCAGAGTTTGGCCCTAGAGCATTGGGTAATCGTAGTTTGTTAGCAGACCCTAGAGGTCCAGAAATTAAGGATAAGGTAAATGAAATCAAACGTAGACAAAAGTTTAGACCGTTTGCTCCTGTTATTTTGGAGGAACTTGTCCATGAGTATTTTGACATGCCTGTTAATTGGCAAACTAGCCCTTATATGCAAACTGTCGCCCACTGCAATTATCCTAATGAGTTTCCTGCTATTGTGCATGTTGATGGAACTAGCCGTGTACAGACCGTTGGTAAAGATGGCAGCGGAATTAGACAACTCTTAGAGCA